CAATTTTGTTCTCCAATTTTGATGATATCTCTGAAGTAGTATCTGGTAAAGCTAAAGGTGTTGATACTTTAGGTGAAAGGTTTGCTAAAGAGTTTGATATCCCACTCAAAGAATTTCCTGCTAAATGGCGACCATCTCCTGGTGTGTATGATAAAGCTGCAGGTATCAAACGTAATGTAGAAATGGCTAACCATGCAGATGCACTCATAGCTCTGTGGGATGGTAAAAGTCCTGGTACAAAACATATGATATCAATCGCCGAAAAGAAAGGGCTCAAAGTATATGTCCATTTGGTAAAGGAAAAATAATGACACTGTCTCCTGAAGAAGTAAAGAAAGAGCATACTTGCATTCAAAAGAATATCAAAAAATGGGATAAGGCATTAGAAGAACTTCAACATACTTGCACTCATCCTAATCAAACTATTTCTCATAAAGCAAATACTGGCAATTATGACCCGACCCAAGATTGTTATTGGACCGTTCATAAATGCCCTGACTGTGGATTATACTGGACGCAAGAACAATGAGCTTACCTTCATACGCAATATCATATGATGCCAATGGCAAAGAACTTCATCGAGAGTTTATCAATGCTGGTTGGTATATCAACAAAGACACTTGGCTTAATTGTATAAAGACCCAAGTTTATAAAGTTCCAGGTGCTTCACTCGTTGAAGTATATGGCATCAAATTTACTCCAAAATGGTTGCATCCTAAGTATGAGGATATGCTAGCCAAACTGTATGATGAACGAGATGCAGTGTATCGTCAAAAATCTAATCTCGATGGACATAGGGATATCATTAGATTTTCATCTAGTATATCAGCAGAAATGGTTGCATTAGTTCGAGGAATGGGTATTAGCAAGCTAATTGCTTCAGATATTGTTGGGGTTCAACCAATGTCAGAACCAGCAAACTTAGTTTTCTCTTTATGTTATCGTTATGGTCCTAAAAGCAAATGGTATTATCGCCTATATGAATACTTACGTAAGGTGCTAGTTCAAGGCGACGATGATGCGGTGTTCATTGTTCTGAATACAATGAAAGCTCGGCGTCGTAAGGAAGAACAGGAACAAGAAGCTCAACAATCAAAAATCAAATGGCATGAAATTCAAGAAAGGATTGATAATGCTTATAAAGAAAAAACGGGTTATGAGTAAATTTGTGAAGTAGGTATCACTTTTTGATGTTGGGTCTATTTACATCTACTTTGGATGTTATATAATAGACCCATATTCAAACAAACGTATGGAGAACTTGAGATGATTATCAGATACATTGCATATTCAAAAGTTCTTGATGCTTATGCTGCTTTACAAGATGGTGAAACAAGATACATTCATTATGTAGATAATATCTGTCCTAAACTTGATAGAAAACGTCTTTATCAAGTTTTACCTAAAGAAGCTAAAGACCTTATACCTCGTTCAAAAAGAAAAAATGAATATGAATGGGTTATGCAAGAATTTGAAAATGAAGATTATGTTTCAGAAACTCCAATAGTTTTTTCAAAATAATTTCACAGAGGAACCTACGATGACTGACAACACAAACGAAATCAAAACAATCACTTGGTCTTTTAAATGTGTAGAAGATACCGAAGTCAAAGACAAGCTCGAAGAACTAAATTTGGAAGTTCTTGGGATTAGCAATGATTGCCCATCCTGTATTCCAGATGTCACATTCAAAGGCACCGAAGAAAACATTCGCAAGTTCTTTGCATTCTTCTGGGACATGAATGTTGATAGCGAAGAAATTGATGAAATCTTCGAAGACCAATAGGAGTTACTACGATGAGAACTGATAAACCTTTCTGGAAAGAACCTTCACTCAAGCATGTTTGGAATCGTCTAAATGATGGTGCCAAAGTTATGTTGTATGGCGTTCTGTTTATCGTAGTATGCGGGTTATTTGCAATATTTGGAAATGAAGTTTTTGGTGTATCATTACTTCTTTGGGGTTTGGGATTTTGTTTTGGTTGGATTTTTCATGACTTGAACAAACCTGTTTGGAAAAAGAATGATGAAACTGGTGAATATCAACGTATTGAATTTCCGGAGGATGAATAATGAGCTTTCAACAAGAAATGCAACGAGACCAACACGCAGCAATACAAGCTGAACTAAGAGAAGTTTGGATGCGAGCTTGGCTGGCATCGATTGCGAAATCTGATACTACTTCTTATGGTGCTACTGAGATTGCAGATAAATGTCTAAATGCATACACTGAGAGATTTGGAGCATAATATGAACATAGGCGATATCGTTATTGCCCGTGATGGCAATACCATGAATAAGTTGTTTTCTGGTGCTGAATGTTTTACACATGCTATTTGTGTATCAGTAGAACCATTCATCTTGATATCTGAAGATGCTAGTATGCGTTGGAGTACTAAGAAGATAGATGATTTTGTCGGATTGACAAAAGCTCATCCTGAAGTGTTTGTGCATTGTATGGAACGTCTTGAATACGATATCAAGTCTGGTCAAATTGAAGACCCTCGTCCAAAAAAGGTAAGTTTTACTGCATATTCTAAAGCTAACAAAAGTTGGTGTGGACACCATAGACAAGATGGCGATAACCCAGATGCTACCGTGAATGAGAATAGAGGTCATGATTATAGACCTCGATACAAAAATGAAAAAATAGCAAAATCAAAAATCCCCACTCATAAACGAGATGATGAGTGGGAATGGGAAATCCATGAATATCATGGAGATGAACTTGTTTCTGTTACGCCGGTCACATTTTCTAAGAAAAGACCGTTTACAAAGTAGGAAGTTCTTAGTATAATAGACCCATACATTCAAACAAACACAACGAGGAGAACTCAGATGGCACACGAAATCGACATGAGCAACAACCGTGCAAATATGGCTTTCACTGGAAGTCGTGATAAAGTTTGGCACGGTCTTGGAACTGAACTTCAGCAAGATGCATCAGTTGATGATTGGATTGTATCGGCCGGTTTGGACTGGGATGTAGTGCCTGCTGAAGTGCAATACACAATCCCAGGAACATCTGCCAATCTGTTCATACCTTCAATCAAAACGATGGCTGACCGCAAAGTCTTGTATCGTTCTGATACTAAAGACTCATTGGCTGTAGTTGGTAAAGATTTCAAAGTAGTTCAACCTCGTCAAGTAGTTGAGTTCTTTCGTGACCTGGTCGAAAAGAACAACATGAAGCTTTCAACTGCTGGTTCATTGTTTGGTGGCCGTAAGTTCTGGGCTCTTGCTGAACTTGGTAAAGACTTCGAAGTAGTCTCTGGCGATAAAGTGACAGGTCACTTGATGCTGACTACTGCTGTCGATGGCAGTATGAAAACTGTCGGTAAGTTCGTTTCAACTCGTGTAGTCTGCAACAATACGTTGAACATTGCAATGGCTGAAAAAGGCACAAGAAACGTTGTTCAAGTATCACATCGTTCCGAATGGGACCCTGATACTGTCAAAGTTGAACTTGGTTTGATGGATGGTGCATGGTTGCAATTTATCCAAGATGTTCGCAAATTGTCTGCTACTAAAGTGACTGACAAGAAAGCATACAACTTCTTGAGTAAAGTCGTATTCGACAAACCTACTGAACCTTTGACTAAAGTTCAAGAACGTAAAATCGATAACTTGATGGACTTGTACAAAGGTCAAGGTATGGGTGCTGATATGGCGACTGGTACTCTTTGGGGTGTGGTCAATGCAATCACTCAACAGTACACCCATGGCACTGGCAAACGTGACACCTCGCATCAGTTCTGGGACTCAGAATTCAGTGTGTATGGCAAAATGAAAGACAGAGCTTTTCAACAAGCATTAGCAATGGTATAAGAATATGAGCACTCAAACAAAGAAAGTACGTTTAGCTACATACGACCCGAGAGATTTGTTTAGTGAATCTCTTTTGTATGCAATACAAGAATTACTTCAAATACATCAAGCTTATAATGATGTTGGTGTAAGTGACATTCAATGTGAAGCGATTGACAGCGATATTGTGATTTATGGTATTCGACCTGAAACTCCTGAAGAAGAAGCTAAACGGATTGAATGCTATGAAAAAACTAAACGTGAAGAGCTTGAATTGTTGGCACAACTCCAAGCTAAATACAAGGACCTAACGAATGGCAACTAAAGTTACAAAAACGATTACCTATGTACAAGCAATGGACCGAAATATCTGCCCGGCTTGTGGCTCCAAACATATCAAATCGGTCCTAACTCATCATACTAAAGGTTGGAGCACTCCGGCTTGTATTGAATGTGGTTATAGTGCTGGGGGTTTTGGAGCTAATAGCGATGGTGGGATTTGGGTAAGCTTCAACATTCCTCATAACGTTGACACATTCGAGATAACCCATTGGGAAAAGACGAAGCTTCAACATAACTTGGCAGAATTACTAATTGAAGCTGATATCAATCTCAAAGAAATCGAATGTGAATATGATGGTTTCTTTCGAGACAAGTTGTATGAACTTGTCAAACTAATCATTGATGAATGTGGCAATCAAATCGAACAACACGGCCATACGCTCAATGACGTTAGACAACACTTCGGAGTAAGATAATGTTAGCAGCTTTTGGTTGGGCAATTTTAGTCATCATCATGCTATTGGTATCAGCCGTTTGGATTGTTTATGCATGGCATGATTTGGGTCAATATACCAGCTTTGGTGGTATTCCTAATACTATATGGGATAAGATTGGGGTCTGGTTCATATTCATATTAGTCTGCTTTGGCTGGAAGCTCATTTATGACATCTCTCCTTTCACTCTTACTCTAACTCAATAATGAACAATTTCAAATACTTCAAATACTCAATGTCTCGTCAATGGGAACAAATGATAATCGGCTTTGCGTGGATACTTCCAAAGCGACTTGTCTATTGGTGTGCTATTCGAGTGATGGCTCATGCAACAACTGGCAAACATAGCAATCAAGTCGTCCCAGAACTATTAGTTATGGATGCTCTAAAAAGATGGGATGAACAGTTTACATCGTCCGAAAAGTAGTATAGAATAGACAAAATTGAGTAGAGAGAGATGATATGAAAGTTTTTGCTGGTTTTGAATACTACGAAGATGACTTCATCGGATTTTTTGTTGACCCGTATGTCGATAAAAGTATGACTCGTGAAGCAGTTGATGTCATTATCTGTGGCGGGATTGAAGATGGTTGCGATGAACTTGCAAAAGCAGCAAACCGTTATGGTATGTGTTCTCATCAAATGACTTCAGCCATGGCTAAATACGGATGGCGTTTAGTCTCTACTGAAATTACAACAATAGATGGCTTTACATACTATCCATTTGAACAAGGAGCATAACATGTCATTCACACAAAACGACCCTATGATAAAGGTCACATTCCTTGGTAAAGGTTATGGCATTCGTTTGTTCAAACCTGATGGTGTCACTATTCATGATGAGTCTTTCGTAAAGACCCGACTTGAAGTAGGTCCAGCTTGCCGCGAATTACTTCGTTGGTACGACAAGATGGGTTCTCCTTCCCGTTATGCAGATAAAGCTCGTCATCGTCGTGGCTTCAAAGATGCGATGAGAAGAACTGACATCTCAGATGAAATCCGTCAGAAGTCCATAGAGATATACACACGTGGGGATTTGAAATGATACGAAGCTTCAAATCAACTTCATTGAAGAACTTTGAGAAAATTTTGTCAATAGAAGTATTGAGCAATTACGTTATTGAAATCATTGGAATTGTCGGTAAGCGGAAAAATTGTCAAGCTAAACGGGAACTTTTCTTTGGATATGAGCCTATTGATTACCACAAAGATGATGGGTCAGTCATTCATTACAATGAAGATATGACTGGATATTTCAACAAAGGTCAGTTCTATAAGTTTGCATGAGTGTTGAAGACACGGTACGAACTCCAGTCAAAGGCTTACGAGTTCGTCTAAGAAACAAGCTAAAGCACGAGTGTCTCGTCTACGAAAAGTTTAGGGTTACCCATCATCGTCGATTCGGTTTGATTGTAGAGGGGCTCTCGTTCATTAGAGATGACTATCCTGTTGAATTTGATGGCTATCCAGTGCTCTATAAATAATGATACTATAAAATCAAAAATGGAGTATAATATGAGCACATCAGTAGGTAGTACAGTAAGATTGAAATCAGGTGGTCCTTCAATGACAGTAAAAGAAGTCATGGGAACCTTAGTCAGAGTTCAATGGTTTGATGGTTCTACATTGAAAGAAGATGTAGTAAGCATTTCGACATTAGCATTATCAGAAACGGTAAATGAACAGCAAATCTTGCTTGGATAGAGAATAACGAGGAATAACATTATGGGTGTAGCAAATAGTGGTTCAGTTGGACGAGGTAAAACGAATAATGAACAACAACTAATTGATATCATGTTTGAAGTTGCAATGACAGTGCAAAATAATCCATGGTTTCTTGGTAAGTCACAAGAAGAAGTGGCTGAATGGTTGCGAGGACAACTAAAAGAATGTGGGTTTGAAACAGAACCGCGTGGTTCAAGTTGGGCAGTTTTAATAAATCATCCTAAATAGGGGAATCAAAAAGTGGCAGCAAAAAAACCAGCAGTACAAGAAAAAGTAGTAAAGAAAGCTAAACCTCAAGTCAAAGTGAAGATACCAAAACAGGTTAGTTCTTCAACTGACAAAGTCTGGAGAAAGCTGATGATTACTGCAATTCGTGAAGCAGCTCATCATGCGAAGTATAGCCAGATTGGTAAAGAAGTAAAAACTAGTGGTGCATCAAAAGATACTTCTACTGAAACAATATGAAGTTAAAAGAAGTCTATCATTTTGGAGATTTGACTTTAGATGAAAGTTTATCTCAACCTTTAGATTATGAACTGATTGAAACAAAATCTTATAAAGATATTGTTGCTAAATGGTATGAAATAAAATCAAATCCAATACTTATTGTAGCTACTCAAGTAATTCCAATGGATAAAGAAAAAATTGCAGAAGTTAGCTTTTTTTCGGATGAAGCAGGTTTCAAAGCAATCAATAAGTTCAATGCAGATGGTGTTAGCGGAATTTTAGCAACAGTGATTGATATTTGTCAAAATGATAAAGAAATTGATACATGGTATTTTAGTGCTAAACAAATACATTCATCCTCAAATAAAGAATTATTGAAACGAACATCTTTATATTTGCGAGTTGCAAAAAAAATGGCATCTAAGCTAAATTATCAATGGAAAACTTTTACTTGGTCTGGAGATACGGTTTATGTAGTTTCTAGTAAACCAATTACTAAAGAAAAAATCTTGGCATATGAAAAATACACTCAATAATGAAACTCTCTAAACATAACATATGCTAATTACTGTATTGAAGTCTAAAATCCATCGAGCTACAGTAATCGAAGCTAACTTGGATTACCATGGTTCATGCTCAATTGATAAAGACTTGATGTATTCAAGTGGTATTGAAGAGCATGAACAAATCCATATATACAACATCAACAATGGTGAGCGATTCATTACATATGCTATTCCAAGTGAAGTTCCTGGTATGATAGCATTGAATGGTTCTGCTGCACGACTTGGAATGGTGAATGATTTGATTATCATTTGTGCGTATGGACAAGTCAAACGAACTGACGAGTTTCGACCAAAAGTAGTTTTTGTTGATGATAAAAACCTGAAGGTAGAATCATAATGATTTCTTTGGTAATAATTGTTATACTTGTATGGACATTAGCAAGTGTGGTAGATTTCGCTAAGAACATAGGTCGTAAACATTCTAACGGTAAGCCAACACCTTGGTACAAGTGGGTATTAGCATTTCCAATGTTGGCTATTGCTACAATCGGTGGAATACTTTTACATCCAAAAGCAACATTGAAGTACTACAGAAATAAATTTAGTAAAAAGTATAAATAAATATTTACACTGACAAATTTTTGGTGTATAATAGTTCTAACAAAATTGATAAAGAAGAGGTTTTATCTCCGGGGAACGCACAAGGTGTGCGGCCGGTCTGTTAAACCGTGTGAGCGGGGTTCGATTCCCTGCCCCGGAGATAAAACCTTTTAAATAAAAATGCGGGTTATATCAGTGGTAGATTACAGGGCTCATAACCCTCGTGGACGCTGTGTTCGAATCCAGCACCCGCTTCTTTAGATATTTGAGATATTTGAGAAATTAAAAAACTAAAAGCTTGTTTTGGAGTATAATAACGATCTTCAAAGACTAAAGATTTCCATCCCATTTTGTTGATGATATTTATTTTTAGTTTATCCCTATTTTGAACTTGTTTGAGTGAATGATTGTTAAAACCTAAATCTTTATAATGCCATGGGCCATTCCAGAGAATAGCAGTTTTGATATCATGAATAATAATGTCAGCATCCCAACCCTCAAAAATTGGTTGATTATGTTCAACATTAGAAAAATAAGATTTACATAGCTCATATAGAGTAATTTCATCTCTTGAGCGTTTGATTTGAACTGAAGCTGATTTTTTGCCGGCTGACTGTAGTCTTGCCGTTAAACATTCTTGGGAGCATGTGGATTTCAATCCAATAAAAAGTTTTGAACAGTTAGTGCAAAAAGATATTGGTGTGTACTCTGGATATTTTTTAATTGGTGGATTAACCGAAAAGATTTCTTTTAAAGTATTTGCAGTTTTTTGTTTAGTTAATTCTGAAGGTGTTCTAGAATTTGCGCAAATTCTAGAACAAAAGATTCCATGATTAGAATGAATAGATTTACATTTAGGACAAGTCTTAGTAATAATTGGTTTTAAATGACTTTCGTAATGTTTATTTAAACTTTGCGTAGTAGTTTCTTGATTACATATAATACAAGAACATTTGGTTGAATATTTAAAGTTTTTCATGTTTTTTCTCTAGCATAAATAAATGTATAGGGACAGCCTGAAACTCTAGCTCAGGTTGCTGATATCTCGTAAATACCAGCTAACCTATTTATAAAAGTTTAATGCCTGTGTAGCTCGTCTAGGTAGGTTCGATTCCTACACTCGCTTCCAAATAAAGTGATAACCAGTTATCAGTTACGTGAAGATATTGTATACAATAACATATATAAAAGGTATAATATCTCAAAATTAAGGAGAAGCAGACATGACTGAACTGATGACTGAAGAACAAATAAAAACATATGAAGCTCTTGGCATGATGGCCCATAAGCCAGGTGCTTCAGCTGAAGAATTCTTAGTAGAGACTGCAAATTGGCAAGCTGAGATTGAACAGATAATAAAAGAACCTTCTTTCACTGTTCCAAAAGGATTGACCCGAGAACAAATGAGAGACTGGGTTAGAAAATGTGCAGAAGGCGAAATTGAGGCTGATGCATAATGGATGTGCAATATAGTAAAAAGTTCAATGCTTGGTTAGCTAGACAGAATGATGCTGATTTTGATAAAATTTATGATTTTGTTCAACATCTAGAAACTAAAGGTTTTGAGGGTTTGCAAGGTAGAAATAAAAATTCTAATGAAGCAAATACAAATAAACGAGATTTCTTAGCTAAAGCTGAATATGCTAATAAGTTTCATTTGTGGCATTATCATATTGGTATTCCTTCTTATATCAAACAGAATCGATATAAGAAATATGAGTTTGGAGATTATGTTTCTGAATTCATAATACATTATCAAATTGTAGATGCGGATACTGTCAAGCTAATAAAACTTGATAATCATAAACCTTTTTCAATGCCAGATGAGGCTGAACTAAAAGAAAGGTTTGAGACTTTAGTAAAAAGTTTTTCTTTATTACAAGAAAAAATAAAAAGTCTATAAATAAATAAATAACACGTAGTATAAATCATTTCAACACACTAAAGGTAATAAATCACATGAAGACATTTATGAGCAAGCGATTTAGATGCCACCATCATCAACGATGGTGCGTTAAACTTTAGTGTCAATTTAGCTCTCATTCATTCGGACTAAGTTGGCACGGTAAATCAACTTAGAATGAAAAACGAATGAGACGCTAGCTCAATAGGTAGAGCATCGGATTTTTAATCCGAGGGTTTCGGGTTCAAGCCCCGAGCGTCTCACCATCAAAATAATTTTACTTTTAAAAGTTTTTGTGTTAGAATATCTTTAGTCTAACAAACTTTGAGTAGTAAAATGAAACCAGCAACCGCTTTAGAACAAATTGTAATTGGACAGATGATGTATTCTGGAATAATTCCATATAGTGGAATATTTCAAATAAATGAATATCATTTACAAAGTTACATTACTCACTATGGTAATATTGCTGGAAAAACAAATAAAGGAACACATAAAAATTCTAATACTAGATATGCACGACGATTAGCAGGATTAAATTTATTAAAACTTAATTTTCAACGAGATGCAAAATTTCATGATATGAAATCTGGAATGATTTATCTCATTGAGAATATAGTATATCCCGATCATTATAAGATTGGTATGACTATTGACCTTCCCTCGAGGTTAAATTCTTATCAAACTTATGATCCGCTAAGAAGATTTAAAGTATTAAAATATGAGTTTGTATTAGATAGGATTACTGCAGAGAAAAAGATTTTACATCATCCAGAAATATTTAAAGAAACTGGAGAATGGATTAAAAGAGATAATGCAATAGAAATGTTTGAAAAAATTATTTTTAAAAAGAATTTGGACCTGTAGCTCAGTAGGAAGAGCACGTGCCTGAAGAGCATGGTGTCGATGGTTCGATTCCATCCGGGTCCACCAAAGATATAGGTGGTTAGTACAACGGCTAGTATTCCGGCCTCCAAAGCCGTGGGATTTCAGTTCGAATCTGAAGCCGCCTGCCAGATAATATGTGAAAACTGTTAACCAGTTTTACATTTGATGATTTACATTTTTGTCGCTTGTAGTTATAATAATTACATATTCGAAAATGTAGGAGTAAATGAAAATGTTTTGTAAAAAATATTTGTGGAAAGTATTGGATGAAAACGGTGATTTGACTCAAGTAGATACTCACATTTATGGACCTCAATATGATGAGTTCAAATTGAATGATGGTTTATTCAATTCAATTGAGCAGGCTGAAAAAGCTCTTGAAGAATACTTAACAAAGTACTATGAGTACTTTGAGCATTATAGTTTTGAGCAATTTGTTTTATTGACAGTGTATAAAAGCCAAACTGAAGAATGAAGAAAGGTACTTTAGTTCAGATACAACCAGTAAAGCAAATAGCAATACTTGTTGAAGATGTGGAACATCATGCATCTAGTGTATTAGCATTGCATATGACACGAGAACACCCACGGCCAATGCTGCTTAGACTAGACATAGAAAATGGTTTGCTTTATTTCAGCAATGATAGAGGTCGCTTTTTGCAAGATGGTTATGACTTTGAAGCTGAACTTATTCAATTGAAACGAATGGTGACATATGCTAAAGTACAGCGTTGAAGATAGAGGTGTTGGTCAGATGAGCTTATCTCAGTTATGGAATACGCGAAAGCAATTGGAAAAAGACATCCAAGATGGAATTGATACTGAAGATACTTGGATAGATTTGGATGTTGTTAACTTTGCAATACGTACAGGAATGCAAGCATTACAGGATATTGTCAATGCCAGTAATTAGTGGATTAGCTATTGTAGCAGGATTGTTAGTAGTTTGGGGTATTATCAGATTGAGCCGAGGTCATAAGACAGAAGGTTCATTAGAAATCTTGGGCGGTTTGATAGAGCTCGTTGGTGAAATCTTAGCTGCATTTTTGTGAAGTAGTTATCACTTTTAGTTGTTTACAAATCTAGAAAACTGTTTATAATAGACCCATATTCAAACAAACGTATGGAGAACTACGATGAGTACAACATTTCAGTTTGATAATGGCCAACCCAATCTTAATGAGATTAGAAAGTTTATTCAAGAGCTTGCAACAACTAATAAGAAGTATGAATTGTCTCGTGAGTTTACTTTGACAATTCATGGTTATCCTACAGGATTTACTTCATTGGATTGGGTAAAGAACAAGTTTCCTGAATTCCCACTGAAGTACCAAAAGTTAGTTGTTTATCATTGCTCACTATAAAAGAGAGGGGGAACCTAAGATGATTACTGCAAGAGAAGCCGTTGAACTTACCAAAGTTAGCAATACTGTTGTCAAAGAATTTCTTGACAAATTAGATACGAAAGTTAGGGAACATGCTACTAACGGTGGGCGAGTTTTGAACTTGACCAAAGAGTTTCCTTCTAAATTTGAACCTAATATTGATGCTCGTGGTATGGTGATATTAACGCCATTTCAAGAAAAGATTAGAAGTGAAGTGAAAGCTATTGGATTTGGATTTCACGATCAATGCAAAAATCATTATGGTCAGCGGCGGGGCGGTCTCGGTGTTATTGTAGATGAAAATGATAACTTTATTGAAACACCAGTTACTGAATACTGGTTTGAATTACAATGGTGAGAAACTAAGATGAAGAATAAAGCAGTTCAAGAAATGATGGCAATCCAACATAACGTAAATCCTAAAGATGTTCGTGTGGAATTTACACATGCAGTCGGTTCGGAATACAATTTTGAAGTAACGATTTGGACTGAAGATTTATATCAAAAGTATGAAGTAACGGTTCAATCAAAACCATTATAGCCTGTCTAGCGGATTCTAGACCCGTCGCTATGAACGATGTAGGAAGTGTTCGACTCACTTACAGACTGAAAGTTTTAGAGATAGAGAGAATAGACGATGAGTGGATTTCAACGAGGCACAGTTTCACATGAAGCAGAAAATACAGCTCGAGAAGCTGGCATAGTTCTGATACGGTTTAGAACTTACTATTACTTCTGTAATACTGCAATTGCATTGTGCTTAAAGACAGGTCGTGTTATCCGAAATGACAACATTGAATGGGTTACAAAGCAATTAGCACAATACCAATTGCCTGTAGTGTTTACGATTTGGTTTGAGTCAATGTATGATGTTGAACGATATGAACTATTGAAAGTCGAAGAACAAACTCGCTGTAGCTCAGTTGGAATAGAGCAGAGGGCTTCTATCCCTACGGTCGTGGGTTCAAATCCTACCAGCGAGGCCACCTTATAAAGTAGGAGTAATATGAAAGCATCGCGAAATGAATGGGTAAGAGCTTTATTTGGAAACTTGTTTAGAGACTTAGCATTTGTCTTCGTTGGAATAATTGTTTTACTTGTAGTACTTTTAGTGATATAATAACTAAATCAAGTCGAGAGAGTCCAGTGGTGCTGGTACGAATCAATAAGAGCATGATTGGGGATTCCATAAATGTCCGACGCAGTTTAAATCTGCATCTCGACTCCAAACATAAAGCCTGAATAGCTCAGTTGGGAGAGCGCCGTCCTTACAAGTCGGAGGTCACTTGGTTCGAACCCAGTTTCAGGTACCAAACATTGATAGAGGATTGTGAATGAACCAATATCCACCTGCTCCAAAAGAAACTAAAGAAATGCTGACAGAAGCATTTGCTCAATTTGCTAAAGAAGTGTTTCAATGTGATTTGAATACTTTGGTCAAGGCTTACATGTCTTACGGACCGGATGGATTCAAGATTGCTAAAGAATTGGACAGTTATGGTTGGGACCTTACTATTGACGACGTCAATGAACTTGAAGAACTGCATTGGATTGCAGAATGTGCATTGACTAACGCAAGACAGAAGTGGGTAGAAGACAACAAGATTGAACCTCCATTTGAAGTAGGAACTGAATTGATTCATGGTGTCATTACTGGAATTTGCGAACATAGCCCAGCACGTTATTTGGTAAAGCGACCAACTGATGGGGATACATCAAGATTGTTGGTCAAATTTGAAGATGCAAAACTAAAACATGAATAGAGAACTCGGAGACAATAGAATGGAAAGTGAACATAAAATGTGGATATGGCTGGCTGGAATTGGGGCTACTATCGGATTATGTATAGCACTATTAGTTCAAGCTGGCGAAGCAATCAAAGTCAATGCTGGTTTGCAAGAATGCAAATACGCAGTAGTTGGTTCGGCTGGAATTGTAACTGCATGGTTGAAAGAATGTCCTACGAGTCAAATTGGTCCGATTGTAGTAGATAGTGAAAATGTGAAGTAGTTATCAAAAATAACCGTTTACATCTGCTAAAAATTGTTTATAATAGACACATATTCAAAAAGAAGGAGTATTTGCGGGAGATACAGTTGGTGAACGATTCCAACTTATCGATAACATTGGTAGATTTGGTGGTTCTTATCAGCTAAGTTATTCGGGATGTAATGTGGCCGCTTTCTATAGAAGCATAACCAAGCCACCATACTGGTGAAAACCCAGTATCTCCTTGCAAATACTCTTTATAGCAAAAAAGTGGAACATAGAAAGATGAGTAAGATTTGTGCTGAACGAGTAAAAGAAGTGAGTAAGAAGTATGGTGTTAGTTTGCCAACTGCTCATCAATACTTGAAGAAAGAACAAAAGCGAAATGAACTTTTAGAACGTATCAAACTTTCAACAGATATTACTGACTTGAAAGAAGTCTTATCAGAACTAGTTCGAGAAACATATCCGTCTTTTACTATTCAACGTGGAAATAACTAAGATGAGCGATAATAAAGTTTGGGCAATCATTGATGATATCCGAGAACTCAATTGTGAATTGATTGCAAAGAATGCTCGTGATGGCATCAAAATGGTAATGGAAAATTTTGACCGAATTGAATGTCTTTGTCTTGACCATGATTTAGGTGAAGCAATGAATGGCTATGATGTATTGTGTCATTTGATGTATAGAGGTTTTGTTCCAGACCATGTTCAATTAGTGACGTCAAATCCTGTTGGTCGAACTAATATGGCTCGAGTGTTGGAACATTATGGGTATGAAACGAAAGATGGTCGAAACTTTTACAAAGTAGAGAAATAAGATGAACTATCAAGAAGTCTTCCAATTGAAAACGATGGCTGATACACTACGGGAAGTGGAGCAAATCGAGAATAAGTTTCCGGTGACTCCCGAATTATTGGCATCTTTGGTTCAATATTTCAAAGAAAATTTTGAATTTATGACACAGATTTATGCATCAAAACAGATGAAACTAGATATGTTTCAAGAACTAATGTTGCAGCCTTATTCTGATGCTTGTTGTTGTATGGGTCCTCAAGGTAGTCATCCATACTGTAATTGCACAATGCGAGAACTTCGTTATATGTATCGTTATGATATAGCATTAGTTCTTTTGGAAGAAGGATTGATATAACATGGGTGGAGTAAGACGTAAGAAAGAAGTAAGATATACAATTGAAGAACTTCAGTCAATGTTACAAACATTTGAAGATACTCATGAAAGAAAAGGTAATGAACCACTTTTGCAATATGATGATGCAGCTATAATGCAACGTGATGGAGCTGAAGAGTTTTTGGATTGGGTAAAAGAACAATCGTGATGTAGCTCAGTCGGTAGAGCAAAGCATTCATAATGCTTGTGTCCTTGGTTCGAATCCAAGCTTCACGACCAATTAGAATAAGACTATAAATAAAAAATATGCTCCTATAGTTTAACGGGAAAAACGGCGGCTTTGTAACCCGCGGTTCTCGGGTCAGTTCCGGGTGGGAGCTCCAATTATTGCCTCGTTAGCTCAGTTGGTAGAGCAATTCACTAGTAATGAATAGGTCATCTGTTCGAATCAGATACGAGGCTCCATACTATAAGGTACTAAATGTTTTGGCCATTTTGTAAGAAGAAGGAAGAACAAGTTCGCGTTCTTTATCCATATAAGCTATCAGGTTCTGCATGGGTAATGAATGACAAAGACGGCAAGGAAATTGAAGGTTATGACATTTGGGTATTTGATGACAAAGAAACTGGGCTCAAATGGGAAGCCTTTATTTCCGGTACTGATGAAGCAATTGATTTCTTAGTCAGAGACATTCCCTCTGCTAAGAATGGGTTCAAGATGTCATTTAGTGATAAGCCTTTCAAAGGTCACCAATTGATTGGTGATTGGGTTAAAGAGGGATTAGACTATAGCGGAAATATCCATGGCAACTGGTATCGTTGGCATGTTCCTGGACATTGGACTCCAGGTATTAGTGGTTGGTTATGTCCTGCTCTATTTTTGTACTTCAGTAAAGCTCCAGAAAAGTTATACTTGAAGGCAGAAGCAATAGATGCAGATGAAGCAATGTTAAGAACTATGGTAAAATGGTAAGAATTTGTCGAAGTAGCAAAATTGGTAAGTGCATCAGTCTGCAAAACTGAATACTACGAGTTCAAGTCTCGTCTTCGACTCCACTTGAAAGGAGAGAGTAAATGAAGAAAATAAATAACATAGTAGCGAAGTATTGTTGTCGCTTCAATCGTGCTAAAGTTGAAGAAGATAAATCCAAGCAATACAAACGTAAAGAAAAACACTGTAAAAAATTTATTGACTATTCTTATGCATTTTTAATACTTGCATAAGAATAGTCAATAAATACTAAATTATATCAACACAATAGGAAAGATACACAATGAAAAAAATTGCATTACTTTTTACCATCTTCGCTCTAACTGGTTGCGCAACTAATGGTGACATTGAAAACTTACAAGGTCAAATCGATGCATTAGCTCCAAAAGTAGCTGCTGCTTCTAATTCAGCTTCTGAAGCTAAAGCTTTGGCTGCTCAAGCTTCTGCTCGTGCCGGTGCTGCTGAACAAGCTGCTAACCTTGCTGCTCAGTATGCAAAAGATACAAACGAAAAATTGGACAGATTGTTCAACAAAACTCAATACAAATAAAGCACACATACTATGAATCGACAGCAACAACAGATTATCGAAGAACTTACTGACGTATAATACCTAATGTGTATAATGTGTCTCTAGGTTCTTCAAACAAGAACATTTAGGCACGTCGTACAACGGTTAGTACATCAGACTTTGACTCTGACAATGTTGGTTCGATTCCAGCCGTGCTTGCCAAATTCTGTAAAAAGAATGAATGATTCTCCATGAACATTAGGATGATTTTCATGGAGCGTTATTTGTAAAACCTGTATGAAATAGTACTTGTAACAATAAGTGGAACTATTATACCTGATGATAAAGATACTCTTAGTGGAGTGTGATAGAACATACTTACGTTATGCGTTTATTTCATATACTCCCTTTAGTATAACTCCTTATAAGGTATATTCATATGAAATCAAAAGCTATATTCCTGCTCGCGTCAGCAGTAGGACTCTTTAGTTTGCCGATTGTGTCTGAGGCAGTGTTGTTCATTCAACCAACTCCTCTAAATACTGCGGTCAAACCTCCAATGACCGTCACAATTGATGGTGTTTCACAGCTCAACGGTATCACTTCAATTACCCGTAACAATGCTGCACTGGTTCAACTAGGTAAAGCATTATTCTGGGATACTGCAGTTGGTTCTGACGGTATGGCTTGTGCTTCTTGTCACTTTGCAGCAGGTGCTGATAGTCGTACAATCAATCAAATCAATCCAGGTTTCAATCATAACAACCATACTTATGATGCTCTTCCTGGTGGAACTGTTGGTCCTAATGCTCAACTGAAAGTTAGCGATTTTCCTCTTTGGGTATTTGGTGCTCCAAATGATCCTGCCAATCCAACTAAGTTATCTGCTACTGTAGTTGATGATGTTATCAGTTCTGCTGGTACTTTGAACGGAACTTTTGTTGGAAATGATCCACTTTTAGATGGCGATACTTGTACATCAAGAATTCTTGATGAAGCATCTGTGAATGGTATCAACGTTCGTCGTGTAGAACCTCGTAATACTCCATCTTCAATCAATGCTACATTCTATGTCAGAAACTTCTGGGATGGTCGTGCAAACAAAGTCTTCAATGGAGCAAATCCATTTGGACTACGTGACCAAAACTCTAAAGTATGGATGACTCCAGTTGGTGGTGTTCCAACACAAGTCAAACTCGTTATTGATAATGCATCACTTGCTTCTCAAGCAGTTGGTCCTGTATTATCTGACTTGGAAATGAGCTGTGCAGGTAGAACCTTTACGACTGTTGGTACTAAGCTTGTTGGTAGAAAGATTTTGAATACCCAAACAATTAGTGCTACTGATAGTGTTTTATCAACTTTCAGAACTAACAAACCATTATACAGAACTCTTATTCAAAGAGCTTTCCAACCAGTATTCTGGACAGGTGTCAATCCATCAAACATTCCACTTGATGAAGCCAACTTTCCATTGTTCTTCGGTTTAGCAGTTCAAGCTTATGAAGATACCTTACGTTCTGGTAATTCTCCATATGATAACTTACTACGTGTAAGACAACCTATTACTGTTGCTGGTAATCCCGTTCCAGTGGGAACTGCTCCTCAGCTAATTCGTCGTCCTAATGGAACATTCATTGGTATGAACAGAAGTCAATCACGTGGTTTCGATTTGTTCATGGGAGCAGTTAGTCCATTGAATCCGCAAGTTGGTGTTGACCCTGTAACTCTTGCTCCTATTCCACAAAAGAATGGTGCTTGTATCTTCTGTCATAATGGTCCTGAGTTCTCATCAGCTACATTTACTGCATTAGCTCCTGCTCCAATTGGTGTCAATATAACTGACCCGAATGCAGTTCCAAATGGCTTTATGGTTGAACCAATGCCGTTCTTACCAGGTGCAGTTGTTGCAGAAGCGGTTGTTCCAGTGTTTGACCCAGCTTTACAATTTGGTTCTTATGACTTAGGGTTCTATGATATTGGTGTGACTCCAATTGCATTTGACCGTGGTCTTGGTGGTAATGATCCTTGGGGAAATCCTCTTGCATTTTCACAACAATGGCAAAATGCTTTTGGTTTAGCTTCATGCCCAACTGACTTAGTGACTCCTGCGAATGGTGGTGCTTGTGCTCCTCCAAATACAGTTGATGTATTCAATGTTGCTACTAACTTTGTTGATGTCAATGGTGTTCCACTTGTTATGACTCCAGCTTTATCACCTGCTAGAACTGATGGTTCATTCAAAACTCCATCATTACGTAATGTTAGTTTGACTGCTCCATACTTCCATAATGGTTCTGCTAAGAATTTGAACGAAGTGATGATGTTATATAACAATGGTGGTTTGTTCAACAATCCAAACTTACATCCTGAAATCAAGGTGCTTGGATTTGATGCAACTGACTTTACTGACATCACGAACTTTATGTTGATGCTAACTGATAATCGTGTTGCTCGTGAAGCTGCTCCGTTTGACCATCCTTCGTTGACTATTCCTAATGGTCATACTATAACAGCTAAACCAAATACCAATGATGCAGTGGATAACTTCTTAGTTCTTCCTGCAACTGGACGTAATGGACGTGCTGCTCCGGCTACCTTTGAAACCAAGTTAGCTCCATAACAAGTAAGTCCTTGTGAAAATGAAAAGGGGGAAGAATGTAAAAGTTCTTCCCTTTTTTGTTATCTGGTTAACACTTTCAACCGTTTACATCTACTTTGGATGTTGTATAATAGACCCATATTCAAACAAACGTGGAGAACTACAATGGCTGCCTCTAAATCATATGAATACGAAATTGAATACATTCAATTTTTGGTAAAAACTGAAGAAGTTCCATCTGACGCAGTTGAAACCACAACTTCTTGGATCGGCGGCAGTGTAAAAACTGACGACCCAAATAACATTCTCGAATATGTAAAAGGTCAGCTTGCTGAAATTGAAGAACCTGTCAAAAACTATGTTGCATTCAAAGTATGGCAAAACTTTGGCAAATGCGCATTGATTATCGAGCAAGATATTTCTGAACACCCAGTTCATGTTGGCACTCCAATTTATGTTGGAGCATAACATGATCGGAAAAACAAAACTTGAGCTTTTTGCAGAAGCTCAAATCTTACTAAAAGATTTTCTGATTTTGAATCCGCAAATACCAACACCTACTATAAAAGTTGTTGATACGCTGCCTGCACACGGACAAGCAACAAAAAGAACTATCAAAATCAATATCAAAAAATGTGCTGTTGCTACAAAAACACCAGGCTTCAAATGGTCATATCCCGGCTATAAAGCTGACCTTACTCCTATTGGAGTTTTGTGTCATGAGCTTGGGCATATCATACATTTCAACATACAACGTGATTATGATAAGTATGTACCAAAAGTTCGCAAAAAGGAATCAAAGGTATCTTCATATGAGCCTAACATTTGGGAAACAATTGCTGAATCTACAAAGCTATTCATTTCAAATCCCAACCTATTGAAAGTTGGGCGGCCGTACAGATTTGAAATGCTAACCGAATTTATTGGGGTACAACCAGTTCATGATACTGATTGGCATGAAGCATTTGTAAATGCTAATCCTAAGTTTATTGCCGCTGCAGAAAAATGGATTGCAAATAAAGGTAAAATTTGATAACTAGTTATCATTTTTGATGTTGGGTCTATTTACATCTACTTTGGATGTTGTATAATAGACCCATATTCAAACAAACGTAGAGAGAGAATTACGATGACTACCACCACTTCAATCCAAACATTAGTTTCAACCATTTCAACTTCAAACGTTAAAACTGCAGCTTCACCTTTAGTCAAAGAACTAATTGAAGAACTGAAATATGCTGATGTTTTAGATGATGAAATGTTGGAATCTTTTGCTGCTAAAAGCTGGCCCAATAAACCATCAAAACTCCAATACATTTTGGACTTAGCTAATGAAGTTCTAAATCCAAGAAGAACTTCAGTTACAAAAGGTGAAGATACAAAAGTTTTTCGTGATACAAAAACTAATGATGAATTTATTTTGACTCTTGACAAACAGTTTTGTTTTGGTTTGAAACCAAGAGGTTCAAAAAAATTTACTATATTACTCCAACCTTTAGTGTTCACTGTTGGTAAAAGAACTTTTGTTGAAGTAGTATAATTGTTGCTAAGGAGAATTACGATGAAAGCAAAAATTAACAGATTAGAACTAAATGGTGAAGTTGAAATCCTGAAAGACCGGGCACAAGTCAATTGGAGATTTCTGCACGTTACTGATGAAGATGGAACTATCATTGAAATCAACAAACATTTAGTTTGCAAATTGTATCAACATATGTTGGATACTAAAGACCCTTGGGTAGAATCTTATGGTATTGGTGATGGAGTTCCAAAATGATTACTGTCAAAGAAACAACCTTCAAAGGTGCTGATGCTAAATACAATCAAACATTCTTTCTTTCAGATGACAAGTTTCATTGTCACGGTTATATTTCATCAAACGGTATTGAACCTGTGATGTTCAAGGTTCCAATGAGATTCAATTCAAAAGGAAGGACATTTCAAAATGTTGCATGATTTTCAACCGTTCTTGGTAAGGTCTGAACAAAAGACTATGGTATTCTTTGATAGTTCAACTGAAAGAGCCGAAATGCATTTTAGAAACATGGCTCCTGACCAAGAAATTATCGAATCCCGTTCTGCAACTAACGAAGAAATTGCAATTTACAGCTCAAAGAAAAAGGAAAGCTAACGATGAGCACTATCCGAATTCCAGACGAAAATATGAAGTTCAGAACTGTTCGCGTGATTGACCTTCGAGAAGATGCATTATTCCAAATGATTGTCAATGGACAGATTACATTAGCTCATTTTACTTCATGGGTTGAAAATACTCGTGATGAATGGTTTGCTATTGGAGCCAATACGGAACGTAAGCTAAATGAGGTATCCAAATGACACAATTCTTTACACCTGATGAATATGTTCTTTACATGCTCCAAAAGTTTCCGTCTTTGTTTCGTGATACTACATTGCATGGAGTAAAGCTTCGAGTATTTGACCAGTTATTCAATGTAAATGGTAATGGAGTTTCTACAAACGGAATCTTGAAAGAACATTTGACATATAAAGAGTTCGATAAAGAGTATGCATTATCTTTCATTTCAAATGAAGATATGTATTATGGCTATACTGAAGTAAGATGGATAACAAAAGAATACTCAATGCCGGCGGAAGGTGCTAAACCAATCTATGTTCTTGATAGCGATCGAATCAATCATCCAGAAATCAAGAAATGGGTCAAAAGCACAATATATCCATGGGTTCCATATCCAAACTTTCAAAAAAACTATTCAACAATCTTTCAAACAAACTTTGCTACTAAATGTAGAACTGAATGGTTAGAAGCTGCTGAATGGTTTTACAATCAATGTGGGTGGTGGTTTGCTCAATCTGAAAATGTCGGCTTGTATCATTATGCATTTCCAAAAGCAACTCAGTTAGAAACTGATAGAGCTTTACATGACATAAAGAACTGGTTGAAGAAGTACGAAACATATGAACAAATTGAACACGGTTATGGTGTTCCATTTGATGGCGATTATGAAAAGTTTATGGTGCTACGTTGGCAAAAGAACTTGCGTGGTATTCATGAGTTCTTAGGTGAAGTCCAACAATTTTTATCGGAGCAAATCAATGCCAGAACCAGTGAAGTCTGAAGATGCTAAATATCGTATAGTTCAGAAAGCTATTGGCTATAATAGCTTTGTTGATGAATATGATTATGTGTATTATGCTCAAACCAAAGAACTTGGAAATGACAACATTTATCATTGGACAGATATCATATCATCTGAAAATGAAGACTGTTCTCGTGTAGGTCTTCCCACTTATGAACGAGCTCTTGAAGTTATTGAAGAACTTCGTATAAAAGAAAAAATTGAGCTTCACCCGGTTGAAATCACTTACTTTGCCTAAATGATGATAGCTTCTGATGTTGGTCAATCATTCAAGCTGATTGGTTTCAAACCAACAATTAGTAAGACATATCGGAAGAAGCTACTTTCATTTGGTTTTACTCCAGGTATAGACTTTATGATTATTCGTGTTGCTCCAATGGGTGACCCGATAGAAGTAAAGCTGAGAGGTTTTAGTGTCACATTACGTAAAGATGAACTTGACGGACTTATAGCAGTAATAAATACAAACTGCGAAAATTGTCAAACATGTCATTAGGAAAGGTGTTATAATATGACTTATTATCTTAGATTCGAAAACGAAGTTCTTTTAGGAATTGATGAATTTGCCGGAGCTACTAACATTGTAGTTTCTACAATCAATGACACTACAACTGGGCTTCAGGTTATGGCTTTTACAACTCGTGCTGACGCTGAAAACTTCAAGCAAAAGTATTACGTTAGTCTTCGCAATTTTACGGTATCAAACAACTTAGAATATGAACAACCTCCATCATCTAATTGAAAAAGAATTTGCTAAATGGGCTTTACCTGATGAACTATGGGAAGCTCAAGATGTCAAAGATTTTGCTTATACTGTCATCAAAGAAGCAATTCAAACGACGATTGGTATTTGCAGAATGCAATTGAGTCATGATTATGTTCTAGGTGGTTCTCCAACAGAAAGTGATGTAGCTAATGCTAAAATTCGTGAAGAAGTTCTAAAGTATTTTGATATTGAAGAACGCGATATCGATGAAATCTTTGATACAAATGCTCAATTTAGAGCACATTTCAAATGTCCTCGTAAGGATGACCCTATATGAGTTTTGATTACTTACAATATCGTGGCAAGTGCAAAGAATATGCAGAAGAGCTTTGTGCTGAAGACCCATCACTTCGATTAGTTCGTGGCTTTTATCATTGCCCAATGTGGGGTAAGCAAGATCATTGGTGGTGTGAGAAACCAGATGGAACCATCGTTGACCCTACTGTCAAACAGTTTCCTACTAATGGCATCGGTGCTGAGTATGAAGAGTTTGATGGAATGTGTGAATGCGCTGAATGCGGCAAACGAATTCCAGAAGCAGAAGCAAGGTTTGATAGTCGTTATGCTTTCTGTTCAACACAGTGTAATATGAGGTTTGTAGGATTATGAGCGATAACGTAGAACAATCAACAGACGAACTAACACGATTAGTTCGTACATTCTTTACTGATTTCTTAGATGTAGTAGAAGAATCAGATAGTGGTACGATATTTCATCCGATTTATATTAGTTGTTGTCGTTGTATGAAGCTTGAACCCCTAAACAAACTGCTTGCTCAAATGCGAGAACAAGTTGGATTAGAACCTTATAAAGGACTTGGAAATGACCGATAAAGCAATGATAGTATTGATAGTTTTTGGATTTGCAGCGTTTTACTTTGGAGGTTCCTTTCTAGAAACTTATGAAAGGATAAGCATGGCTAAAGCAGGTCTTCAACAATGTGTCGTGCAACTTCATCCAACGAGCAATACTCATATTGTCTGGATGAAAGACTGCCCAACTAATAAACCGATACCGAATGATGGCGGAGATACTAATGAACTATTGTAGCGATAGTCAAGCATTAGAAGTTTGGTTAGACCTTGAAGGAACTGTCATCAATAATTGGGATGATGGTTTGTTCATTCAGCATGTGTCTAAAATCAAAGACTACTTACAAGATGTCAAGCCAACTTTCTTGAACATTTGGTCTTTTGCTATTTGGACCCAAAAAGAAAAGGAAGAGTTCGACTATTCGGGTATGAAGGAAAGAATTGAACAGTGTTTTGGATTACCCATCATTGAATACCCATCAGTTGATGAAATGATGGTGCTTTGCAAGCCATATGAATTCTTGTTCAACTACACATGTCCATTAGAATTCATGCAAATCAATGGTAAGTACTTCTCATTTTTGAAGCATGCAATGTCACAGACTTCTAAAAAGATGGTGTTGATTGATGACTGTGTGCCCGGAAGTGTGATACAATATACTAACAAAAATGTTGAAGTGGAAACACTCAATATTGAAACCGATTTATAAACAGTAGAAAAAGGTGTGAAAATTATGATGTTCTTTGGTGCTCTTACTTTTGGCTTTTTAGCCGCAACTATTTTCAGTTCTAACATTTGGATACTACTTGCAATGGGTGGATATATGTTAGCAAAACGCGGAACCTTTCCAATCATCTAAAAACTTCTCTCTCTCTCTCTCTCTCTCAATACGGTATGAAATCAAATATGAATACTCTAAATATCAAACTTATGGCAGTCGTTGCAGCATTGTCTATCATCATTGGTGCATGTAGTGACCAACACCAATATGATGCTAATACGATGGCAGCTCTTCAACCATGTATGTCAATGGGCTTTCAACCGGCTCAATGTATGGCTGCTTATCAACAAGCTGGACGACCACAATCATCTGATACTAATTGGTTAGGAACTGTAGCAGCTTTTGCTGCTGGGGCTGCTGCTAATCATTGGTGGAACAGACCATCGTATCAAAGCTATCAATATCATCCTGAGTATATGAACCAGCCTGATTACTATGACCGTTACTACAATACACCACAACGTAGAACTTGGGTGACACCTCAGGTGCGTGGTATTCCACAAACGACTAATCCATCAGTACCTCAATTGGTTCCAGAAAAGAACACAAATCAATTGATACCTGGTCAAAAAATTCAGCCATTGTTTGCTAATCCGACTAACATTGCTCCTAATCAAGCGACACCTAAACCTGTGACTACTCCACCTGCAACAGCTACTGCTACTCAATCATTCAAACCGATACAAGTAGTACCGCCAACTACTAGTACGCAAGCAGCAACTACGGCAACTCAGTTCAAACCAGTTCAAGTTACGCCTCCACCGGCTCCAGCTCCAGTAGCTAAAAAGCCTTCTTCAAGCTGGTCTTTGTTTGGTGGAAGTACTTCAACTAAGTCTACTACTCCACCATCAGTAGCTTCAAAACCGGCTTCAAAACCTTCAAGCACATTTGCTCCAATACGAGTAAGTCCTCCTAAATCTTCATCAAGTTCTTCTTCATCATCAAGCCGTCGAAAATGAGCTTCTCCGACCTAACATATATGACTCCTGGCAAACTTCGTCAATTAGATGAGTTTGCTGGGAAATACACTTACTTCAAAACCTTCTTGGAGTTGGTAGATAAGTCTAACAATTACAAGCCTGTGTGGTATAACGAACCGCTTGCTCCATCATTTCAAAAGCGGGACCTTGAAACTTTAGCAAAAGCATATGATGACCATATGATACGTAATAATGATGAGCGTCGAGTGTATAAAACTTTTGACCATCCATTGTTATGAATTCAAAACGTAGAAGTACAGGATTAGTTCTTCAGTGCCTTCAGGAAGAATGTGCTGAAGTTATCCAAGCAGCATCAAAAATCAGTCGCTTTGGAGCTTATAGCAGAAATCCAGAAGACCCAAATTCTTTGTCAAATATCGAGCTTTTGCATCAAGAAATAGGCGATGTTTATGCAGTACTTGAAGTACTCAAAAATCAAACCGTTCTGACAATTGATGATGAGCTTATTGAAAAAATGAAGCAAAAGAAGTTAGAAAAGTTGGAAATCTATTTGCCTTATATTTGTGAAGTAGATAACAGTTTATAAAGTCCCGGACTATTTACATCTAATCAAAAAAGGTTATAATAGACTCAAGATACGGAAATAAAGAAGTTAAGGATGAACCAATCTTAGTTTATTCTGTGGAGAATATCATGTTGAGAAAAACTACAATGGCTGTTGCAGTCGCAATTGCAACATTAGGTATTAGTGCAGTTAGTGCTAATGAAACTTCTACTCCTACTGGCACAGTTCAACACATTGTTGAAGGTAAAGTAGTCAAAACAATTCATACATATGGTATCGGTGAGATGCCATCAGTGTATAGTCCGGTTCGTCACGTCGGTGGAACAATTCCGGAAGTCTATAACCCGTTTGATGCTAAAGGTTTGGCAAAAGTTGAATTGGATAAAAGTCACTTTTTATCCCAAAAAGTCGGTGACAAAACTACATTAGGTCTGATTGGCGAAGATGTCGAATATACGACTGAAAGCGTAGTGACTGATGCAAATGGTGTTGTTACCTGGATGGGTAACACTGTTGATGGCGATGGTGCAATTATTTCAATGGGTCCAACTGGTGATGTATTCGGTTCGATTTATACTGATGAAGACACCTATGCCATCGAAACTCAAGGTGATGAATCAAATCCTGAAGCTTGGTTGATTAGCCAACAAAAGTCCGGGGTTAAAATGCCAACAGTAAAAGGTGATACTGAAGTTGCGCATAACCACACATCATTGGATGCGGTGGTTTACATAGGCGTAAAACCTGATGGCACAAAAGTATATAGAGATACTGTTACAGGCGCACTTACCTATGTTGCCCCTCCTCCTACACCTGTTGCAAATGCGCCAATAGTAATTGATTTGCTGTATGCATATAGCACTTCATTCAAACCACGAATTGATACTTATGTTGCGTCAATGACACCTGCAATGACCAAAGCATTTAGTGATAGTGGCATGCCAAATGTAGCCTTTAGAACTGTAGGTAAAATTGAAGTACCGTATGCGGATACTGAACCAACAACTGGTGTTCCATCTAAAATGCAACAAGGTTTAGGTATTTGGAAACCTGTACGAGACATGAGAGCCAGAGTTGGTGCTGACTTGGTCGTCTTTATCCGTCCATTCAAACAATCACATGTAATCTGTGGCCAAGCATTGTTGAATGGTGCAAATCAAACCGCTTTTAATGCAAATGTTGCAAATGCTGTTGTTGATTGGGGTTCTGATGGTGGTTATGGTTGCTATGGAGATACGATGATTCATGAAGTAGGTCATATCATGGGGGTTGTTCACAATAAAGAAACCATGGAAGAATTTGGTTTAGGTTCTGTGAAAGGTGTCTATGAAGATTCTTATGGTTATGCTCATAACTATAAGTATGGCTATGGTGGTTCAAACTGTGGAATTGCAGATATTATGAGCTATTGCTTCAATCGTAAGGCTAAGTATTCAAATCCTGATGTAATTGGTGTAACGTTGAATAATGGTACAAAACTTTACTTAGGCGTAAGAGACGTAGCAGATGCAACAAGAACTCTGAAAATTACTGCTCCAAAAATTGCAAACTTCATGCCTAAAAAAGTTCAATAAATCAATAACCTAACGAAAGAAGGAGAGAGTAAAATCTCTCCTCCTTTTTGTTTATGTAAATAGATCTGTTCTTCACTATCATAACATAAAACCATATGAAACTATTCATCCTATTCAATTCAACTATTTCAATGTCAATAGTTGCAGCACATGCTGAAAAGATAATCAGCAAATTAGTCTATCAAAATACTCATACACCGAGTCAAGCTATTTCAGGTTGGATGAACTTTCATCGATTTGTTTCATTAGCTTCTGCAGGAAATAATAAGTTTGCAATGGCAAACATTTTCAAAGAACTTACTAATTTATCAAACGGCTCTTATATTGTTGAAAGTAGTAATGATGAGAATACTGAAGAATATGTTGCCATTGGTATTCTACTACCTTCAATCGTATATGATATTGCACCGAAATTATTTCAAGATAACGACCATAGCTTTATCCTAAAACATGGTGAAACTACTTCTTCAATAGAAAGAATGGTTGGTGGAAGAACTGCTGAAACTGCTTCATTTCCAGTAAATGATGTAAAACTAGTTCAGCTTTTACAAAAGTACTTTACCTGCAAAAACAAATCTTTATGAATAAAAAAGGGGGATTTAAATCCCCCTTTTTTTCTAATTTAGGCAGTTCCCATCTTAGCACCAGTAGACAATACTCGAATTGGAATGATAATAAATTCTACAGCTTTCATTGGTTTTATTCCAATGTCAACCCAAAGTTCATTTCTATCAATTCTAGCTGGAGTATTATTGCTACTATCGCATAATGTTACGAAGTCATACAATCCACGTCTCATCATAATATCACCAAGGAACCCATCAATCATTGCTTTGATATCATCACGAGTTGGTTGATCATTTGGTTCAAACAAGAATGGCATACTCGCTTTACGTAATGAGCGACGAATGTAGCATAGTAATCTTTCAACATTGATACGGTCACGAGCAGAAGTAGCGTTGTATGAAGTTTTTTGACCCCAGATAACCAAGCCGCGAGTTGGGAAAAACACGATTGGATTGATGTTCTTGAAGAAGTCATATAATGCATCACGTTGACCTTGGTTCAAATTGACTTGAACGTAAGTTGTTGGAAGTCCTAATGTTCCGGTAACATAACCTACACTTTCAACTCCAGATACTGTACCACGACGAAGACCGGCTGGAGCAAACCAAAGTTCTGAAGCATTATCAGAAAATGCAAAGGTTCTTAATGCAGTTCCTGATGGAGCCACAAGAACATTGTAACCGTCAAGATTAGAAGATAAGCACCATGGATAGTAATACGCAATCGTAGATTTTTTGATACGCTCAGAAGTATTAGCCCAGTTAGCAGCTTGTTCTGGAGTTTTAGTTACAGGAACATCAGCAATCACAAATGCTTCATTACTAATACTATCATTCAATGAATCAAGCTCATCAACAACTTCAGGATAACCAGGGCAAAGAATCAAGTTGTATTCAAAGATTTCCGATCTTACATCTTGGTTACTATTGATTTCAGCTTGAAGTGCAGTTCTAATTGCAAGACGACGAGTTGCATCATCAAAACCAAGAGGATTCATGTTTTGAACTTGATCAAATTCTATTGCAAATGCGTCACCTGCAGCAAAAGCAGTCGAACCTGCTAAAATAGTAAACGATATTTTACCTGCAACGTCAATGAATGGGGTAGAACCACCAACTGTGCCGAATTGACCAGTTGTTGTAATTGCGTTAGTCACCGGATGATATCCGATAACTTTGAAGTTTGTTGCATCAAGAAACTCAACAATAAAGTTTTCTTCAACAGCATTAGCTTCAGGAACTAAGTCAATCAACGTACCATTACCTGTCATTGGTCCAACAGTAAAGTCAGTATACGCAAGACCAGTCATTGCTGATGTACCTTTTTTAGCTGCGTAAACAGTATTGAATTCAAAGTAATCACCCGGCTTGAATACGGTAGCGCCATTAGTTATTGTCAACTGTATATTACTGTGAACAAATGCAGTACCATTGGCTTTAGCTACACCAATCATTCCTGATTTTGAACCGGTGATTGTAAATGATTCGTTACCAATAGTATCGGTTCCTTGTAAGCCAATACATACTAAAGTAAATGATTCTGGTTCTTTCAATGCAGAAGGCACAGATATAGCTGAAAGAGTACCATTACCAACACCTACATAATTATATGAGCCTGCATCATATACAGGAATACCAGCCGAAATAAATTGACGAGGACTATCAGTCAAGTCAATGTTAGCACGAACTACATATGCAAGATTACCTATTCCTAAGAATTGGTTCAATGCAAACAATCCATACTCATTTCGGCAATCGCCATGATACTGTGCAGGTTCTCCAGCTCCACTATTATCTTTCCAGAAATATGGAATACCATAAGTTTCTACTGATTGCCCAATAGATGTAATCGTACGAACTACACTATGTTCATTAGTACCTGCTGCAATATGAACACCATCAGGTTGAAGCTTATTTGCACGAGTTGCGATAAAAATTAGCGGAACTGTTGAAGCAGAAGCCGGTATATAAAAAGATTGATCAGTAATAGTAACTGAAACACCTGGACTAACCATTGACATAAGAATTCTCCTATTTCATATTTGAAATTGTAATTTGTTTGATATATTATTTATGACTTATCCAACTTTTTTAGCAAAAAATATCTTTTTTATAAATCTGATAACCGGTAATCACTTTTAGCTATTTACATTTTTGCTAACTGTTATACAATAGAACCATATTCTAGAACAGGAGGACTTTATCACATGAACACTTCATCAGTCAACAAAGTTATTGCTTTAGCACTTACTTCTTCAATTGCTTTCACCGGATGTATGTCTACTTCTGGAGGTTATGGAAGTAATGGCTATGGTCGAATGGAATATAGTAATGTTCAATACATTTATGGTTCTGATGAACCAGCTATGACATACGAAGAATTGTCAAAGTACAATGGCATTCGAGTTGGAGCTGATGGTTATGTAAAATCATTGGTTCAATTACCGCAAACTGCACGCGAAGACTTACCACATTTTACATATACTCCACCAGAGTATTTTAGAGATAACTATGAACGGGAACGTGGGTGGAAGAAGTGAATAAATAGTAGTATATTTTAACTACTACTATTTTTCGTTATGAAATTGCAAGACCTATTGACTGAAGTACCAGCTGCTTCTAGTAAATCAGCTTTTCAACCAAATCTTAAACCTTGGATGTATCAAACTAAGGAAGAAATAGAAAAGTGGTTAAAGGATGCTAAAATTGAAGCTCAGATTTCTAAAGAACTTGAAGTTCATCCAACTCGTAAAGACCTTATATTAGGAAATTTATTTGGTAATGGACCAAAAGAATCTTTAGTTGAATATAATGGAAAGTGGTTACTTCCTGTTCAATTCAATACTGCTCCAGGAAAATTAGAAGTCAGTCATTTGGAACTCGGTTCAATGATTGGATTACCACATGTTGTATTAGGTCCTATGGTTCTATTGAATGTAGAAATTGAAGATTTTGAAGGATGTCCTAAACATATTTCAGGAACAGATTCTTCAGGGTTTTATGATATTCAAATCGACTCAAAGAAACCTATCAAGTCTTTTGTTGGATGTCCGCCAGTACAATCTATGGATGTTAGCGATATCATTGGATTAGATGGGCTTCCTAATACTTTGACATGGTTACGAATTGGAAAGTTTTCAGACATTACCGCAATTTTGAAAAAATGTCCAAATCTTAAAACCCTTGGCATAGGTAATATTGAAATTGGTAAAGACAATATCCAACCATTAAGTGTATTCAAATCGAAAAAGATTACTAGATTTAATATCTATCCGATAGATTTATCTACAGAGATACCACCTGAATATAAACTAGCTAATACTATTATCAACAAACATTTGAAGTCAGAAGAAAGAAGTATGATTGCTTGTCAACGAGAATTGATTGAAAATGATTTAGATGAAAGCGGATGGGCTGAGTAGGTTATACTATTCTTCATAATGAATGTTAAGAACAGGTCCATAGACTTCTTGGAACGGTTGTAATTCGCCGTCAGCGTCAACTTCATCTAGTGCCATGCCATTCATATTCCCAATACGTATATTGATTTCACGAATAATTTCATCTCTAATATCCATTGGCGCCGATAAGTAGATTTGAACTAAAAAGTTGAACGACCAAACTATAATTCTTTTTTCTGTTCCAATCGGATAATTCTCTTCATTATTGATACCTGTCAATTCAACGCTAGTAATCTTAGTCCAATCAAAAGGAGCATCGCTAGTTTGAAGTTGTAGAACTGGGTCAAATAGCATTAGAATTTGTTCAATCATCTGATGCATTTGTTCAGTGTTACTAGCATAAACAGCAAGTTCCATATTTGCATTATACGGAATAGGCATGATACGTTTGTTCAAGCGTAAGTCATCAGGAAATACGCCACCAGTTGGAAGGTAAACTTTTCTATCAACTACGCCAACTCCTTTGCGACGTTCAGGAGATAAGTCCAATCCAGACAATGTCGCTGACATCATAGGAATACTGAAAGGTTTGTTTTGAGTATTACCTGACATAATTGCAGCTACAACTCTATCTCTACTTCCAACTACTATCGGAACGCGATATGTTGAAGGTTCGCCGGTCTCTCCAATGCCAGTGACAATAGTAAGTCCTGTAAAGATACCGCAAAATTGACGAATGTAGCTTCTTAGTTGTTTTGCATAAAAGTATTCTGTAATCATTATATGTCAGTATCCTGTAAAGTTCTTCTTCCAAGGCTAATAAGAGCATTACGAACCGAGGGTTTATGACTTGAATATTCTCCTCGTCTATCAGTCTCAACATACAACCAACGATTTTTGATTGCGCTAAACTTATAGAGACGAGCAGGGATGTTTGTAGAACTTTCATAGTTGAGGCGATAGTATTCACCATCAGTTGCAACCGTGATGTCTGGAAGTTTGTAACCTTCACCATAAGGTTCTCCGTTTGGTGGAAGTCCGTTCTCAACATACATATTCGTTTGCTGAGGAGCTATCTTATCTTTCCATGGTTCAGGGATACGAGTGTCTAAATCAGTAATGTCTTCACCAACTTCAGGAACTGCTGCTTGGGACTCGACTTTAGTCGTTTCGCTTGCACGTAATGAAGTCGTTTCAATTTGAGTGATAGACTCGAAGAAAGAACCATCGCTTACGCGTTGAACAGCTTCTTCTGGCATTGGAAGAATGTCTCGTACTTCAATAGAAGGAATAAGCTGAATTGCTTGGAAGCGATAAAGCATTGGTTTCCATTGAGCAGAATAACCATCAGCACTCCATCCAGTGTCAGTGACTTCAAGATACTTTTTAACAGGCATCAAGTTATGGTCATATGCAAGTTCAGGTGTCACTTCAATGACATCGCCTGTTACAACGGGTCTTCCTAACAGTTGGACCATACGAGCGAATGAACACGTAAAGACATATTGGTCAAGGATTGAAAAGCCAAACTTGCCAAGGTCGCCAATGCTATCAAACGGTTGGTATTGACATTTGAGTGTGATGGAGTTCTGTGCATAGTCTCTATCACGATTTTCAAGGAACAAAGTGTCTTGAATGTTGTTGATGTTTGTTGATTGATAGTCTATCAGTTCAAGCTTTATGACTTCCCAATAGTCAGTGATTCCTCCATTGAACATCAACGGAACTATTCGCCAAAAAGGTGAAGGCACACTAGGTCTTATTGCAATAGTTTCAACATTTGCACTATTTGGTAGATTGACAATGTCTACGCGAAGCCAATTGAGTTCAAGTTTTATCGTAAAGGTATCACCTACACTGAACGGAATGCTGCCTGGTTGAATGGTAAAGCGAACATCTTGATTAGCATAATGAACTCCAACAGTTGCATTAGGCTGAGGACCACGAATTGAGCTAAAGACTGAAAATGAAGTAGGCGTTAATGCAGTAACCAAGATGGTACATTCAGACGGATTGAAGCCAGGTTGGATATTGACCAAAAGTCCGTTGCCAGAACCAATGAATGTGTTAGACGCTTTTAGCTCGCCTGTCGCTCTATCAACACGGACTTGTAATGCTCGGTTTTGAGCAAGTGGTCCTTGTTGGATTTTAAGAGTTGTGATGTGATGCGAAAGCTTAGCAGGTGGAGCACTTGATGCTTGACCCGTAATCGCTGATTTGACTGTTCCAAAGTTGTAGCCAAGATACGCTGGAGTCGATACAACTAGTGACCCAACTTGAGCAGAATGCCACGAAGTTGAGCTAATGTCAAATGCATTAGACGCATCAGACCCTGCCCCAGCACCACTTGAAAGTGGGTAACCCTGACCAGTTAGGTCTATCAATCGGCCTTGTTCGTGAACTCCAAGTAGCTTGAAAATGTTGATTGGGGCACCTGCTATCTCAAGGCTTTCGGCAATCAGGTTCTCAGTAAACTTTTCATCAAGCTTAGTACAATCATTCTGCATCGTCCAATCGCCGAAGCAAAAGTCTGCAGGTGGAACATAAGGAGTAATTTCGGCCATGTTATGTGGTTATTCTACAATGTTTTAGATGATAGAGCTATTTATCACAACTTCTATAAATAAAATAGCATCGACTCGATACACATTACGGATTTTAGTGTAAAATGGATAGAGTAGGTGTAATCAAACTGAGGAGACGAGAGCGCGAGTTTAAAGTGCTCACGGAAGTCAAACTTTCTCGTAAGGCAACAATGCTAAACGGACTTTACAACATTGTTGCTTTACTACATCATCTACTATTTACATCAGGCGAAAACTTGTTATAATAGACACATATTCTGTTGAAACATTTACAAAATTGCTTCAACGGAAATAATCAAGTTTTTTATTGTAAAACATTCTTACAAAGTTCCACAAAAATAAATGTTTACATCGACAAAAAACTAGATTATAATAAATCTAACAAATGTTGTAAAAACTGATTTTAAAGCGATTGAAAAAATTTATACAGTCTGCAAAAAATTAGTTTATAATATATCTACTAAATGTTTTTATAACCACATAAGTTCGAGGAGTAAAGATGAGATGAGACGAGTGGTAAGAAATTCGTTGTTAGTAACTGCTGCTTTATCTGCATTAGTATTAACTACTGATGTAATGGCATCAAAGCATGATAAAAATCGTCATGATAAAAATCATCATGATAACAATCGTCATGATGAACATAATGAACAAATTTTCAAACAACCATTTGCAGGTAATACTCAAATCCAAACAAACAATGGCAATAACAATGGTGGCAATTTGCAAACCGGTGGAAATGGTGGTGGTAATAACGGTGTAGGTAATGGAAATGGTGGCCCAATTGTTCCGTCAGTTCCGGTGCCAGGTGCAGTATGGTTATTTGGTTCTGCATTAGTTGGGTTTGTAACAATTTCAAGGAATCGCAAGTCTAAGTAAGGGATTCAAAAGGAAATGTAGGAAAAATAGTCGCAATGATTATTTTAGTGAGGCATATTTTTGATATGCACGATATGGATACAGTTGGATATGTATGTGAATACCTATTCCCAACAATGCACGATGAGTTGAACTGAGGAGAAAATAGTTTCTATGCGATGAGAATACTAAACTATTTTAGTAATTCTGAGGAGAATAATATAACACTATTTATGTTGTCTTATCTCTTGAAATCGGTTGAGAAATGAAATCAAATTTCATGGATGTGGAGTAATTGAGAGAAGGATAATATGAATAGTTTTTCTACTTAAAATTATCAAAGGAAAACTTCAATATGAAAACTTCAATCAAAATGTTAACTGCTGTAATCGCTACTTTGGCTGCTGGCGCTGTGTTTGCAGAAGGTTATGGTCACTATGGTCACGGTGTGACTTCAACTGACACTTCTTCATTCTCAGGTGTTTCTGTTTCTTCCGGTAGTGAAATCGCTGTTGTAGGTAACGGTGCAGCTTATTCAAACCAAATCGTAGGTGCAGGCGCTCAAAACACTGCAACTGCAGTTGCTGAAGCTGGTCACGGTTCTGTTGGAACTTTGGCTGCTACTTCAGGTTCAACCGGTGTATTGGCTGCTAGCCAATCAGATGCAATTGGACATGCTTATGTAGATGCTGGAACTAGTGCTGTTGCTGTTCAAGGTGGTTCTGCTGAAGCTAATGCTGCTAATCGTTATCATCACCCTTCTTTGAGTGCTGAAAGCGAAGCTGCTGTAGGTTCTGTAAGCGGTGCTGGTACAAACGAAAATGGTTTTGGTATAGCTGGTCAAGAAACCTCTGCTGGCAACATTGCTTGGGGTACTCGTGACGGACGTGGTGACACTGTAAGTACTTCTGCTGCTACTTTAGGTGGTACTTCTAACGAAGCGTTTAGCTTAGGTCAAGCTGGTTCATTAGGTTTCGCTGTAGAAGAAGGTGAAGTATTCTCAATCGTTCGTTAATACGAACTTTTGATTATACTAACTGCTTAGCGGTGTAAATTGAATAGTGGGTGAGTATGTTTTTTATACTCACCCACTGTTTATTCAAATAATCTTTTTTAAAGGAAATGACATGAAAAAAATAATCGCAATTATCGCTTTGTTGTGTATTTCTGCAACTAGCTTTGCGGATGTGAACTCAGGTTCTGAAGCAAGATCGAATCAAACTCAAAGTGCCGGTGTTGCAGTTGGTGGTGAAGGTCGTGGTGCAGGTTTAGGTAATGATAACAGCGTAAACAATGTTGCTGCTTCTGATATGTCAAAAGCTGTTGGCTTTGCTGCTGCTCCTGCTTTGACAACTACTTTGACTGAAACCTGTATGGGTTCAACTTCAGTTGGTGGTGGTTTTTCTGGTGGTTCTTTCAGCTTTGGTACAACCTGGAGAGATTCAGCTTGCGTACGTCGTTTAGATGCTCGTGAGATTAAAACTTTCGGCGATGTTCAAGCTGCTAAAGAAATTATGTGTGACAGCGATTTAGTTCGTGAAGCATTTAAACGTGTTGGCCGTCCTTGTGCTGAAGACGGTGGTATCTATACTGTAGCGGCTCCTGCTCCTGCTCCAGCACCTGTTGCTGAAGTTGTAAAAGAAGTGCCTGCTCCTGCTACTGATGCAGTTGTTCGTGATGACCAAGATGAAGTTGCAAAACGTACTCAAGAAATCTTGAATCAACTTGAACAAGCTCAAGCTTCACGCACTTACTAAGAATAAGACTTACCGGTAAGTTTTAAATCTTAGACACAATACAAACTGCTGGTGTTGGATTTCGGTCTGATAACCGGCAGTTTTTGTTTATACCTACAGAGGTTATGAATCAAATGTTTAAACATTCATCGTTGTTGTTAGTAATAGGTATTAGCATATTCTTAAGTACAGGTTGTATGACTATACAAGAATACGATGCTGAAAAATTAGAATATGATCAAATCAATAAAGTCAAAAACGCTCAGAAGAAAAAAGAAGACCCGTTTGTATCTGAAAAAACTGCAGACTATGTAAAGGTAAAAGAAGAAGATGATGTAGTTATTGAAGCTGTTCGTTCAGCACCAATTGAACATCGTGGTGTTAAACTCGATGTATGGGTTATCAATGGAAATAATAAATCTTCTACTCCAAAATGTGTTACTATAGATTGGAGATTACAAGATTTTACATTTGAAACTTCTCTTCCATATGAGTTCTTAATTGACAAAAATGCATTTATCAAAATCGGTAAAATGACTCAAACTATTTGGGCTTTTGACGATGTTGCAATTGCAATACCCCCATCGGGTTATATCAATGAAATGAGAGTTCGTGATGCAGATTATGAAAAAACTACTAATCGTTTAACCTGTGATACTCTTGAAGAAGATATCCAAACTCCAGAAGAAAAAGATACATTAGAACTATGAAATCAGTATTTGCCTTTTTGATAACGATTAGCTTTTCGCAGTTAGTAACAGCCTCTACTGACAAAGATCCTGTTATTATCGCGGATAAAAAACAAGCAACGATATCAGTATTTTATCCTGAAACTGGTCAAAAAATTACTCAACCAGCTTTATTTGGTAAAGTGAAATCTGATAAGCTAGATATGAATGTATATGATTATCCGTCTAAAACGAACTATGTCACTCCATCAGGTTCGTTCAAAACATCTAAAACTTTTTCATGGCGATTAGGTGAAGATATGCTAGTTTTTATCAAAGGTCAGAATGCAGTTGCAGCTATTCATCCACTTTGGAAGGGGAATCCTGACCAAAAAAGAATTGAAAGATTGAAAAGTCCGCAAATAGATGATAACCGTATTACCGGTGGATGTATCAATGTTGATTCTGATTTCTTCTATCAAAAATTGAATACTTTGCCTGAAGGAACACTGCTAATCGTATTACCTGAATAAACTTATAACCACATTTCTCACAAAGGAGAACTTAATTATGAAATACTTACTAACCCTTTTACTTATCAGTGCTAACGTTTGTTTTGCACAACCTGTAGTTGTTACCCCTAAAACGGCTGCAGCCGCAACTGTAGTAAATGAATCAACCATGACAAACAATCCTGACCGTCGTCGTGTTGCCGGAAGTGCTATGATTCTAAAAACTGATGGTGTTATCGACGATGCAACTATTCCAAAAATTGAAACACCTGAATCTGATGTACCGTCTAATGTTATCAATCCTCCATTACCTGAATTAGAATTCCCAAAATTAGAGCTTTCAATTATCGACTAAAATGAGTTCGTTATCGATGGATAAGTTTAGAGAATTGTTTTTAGGTCAATTTGAGCCTGACTATTCTCAATCATACTTTGGAGACAGTGAACCGAATGTCAGTAAGATGACATTTTCCTCAGGGATGAGGATTTCTGTCAAAACAATGTATGATAATTATGTGGGTACCGCTTTTAATAATTGGCAATATAATGTTCCATCAAGAGTTCAACAAAAACAACTTATAACATTTGAAAAAGTTCGTGGTAATATTGATTCCTGTATTCCAGATAGTCAGAAGAACGAGTTTTATCGATTACTTTCTTCCGTGGATGGCGATGTGATTGTTGAAGGAAATCTAACTTCTTTTGAAGGCATTCCAAAGAAAATCAATGGAAGATTAGATTTATCAAGATGTCAATCATTACATTCTTTATCTGGCATTGATAAGTACTTTGGTAAAGATGGCTTTATTGCTGAACGATTACCTTTACCAAGTACTCTTGGATATGCAATTCTTGGAGTACTAAAAATACCAAAACTAATAGGAATTAGTTTCAATGATGAATTTGGTGTATCTGAAGTTGGCACTCCTAATGAACGAGTAAATGCTTTACGAACTCTGTCAGATATTGTCAATAGTCATATGAAATCAAAAGATGTAATTACGTGTCAACGTGAACTTATTGAAAACGATTTTGACGAGTATGCTACTTTTTAGCCTAATAAGAAAGCAACATTTCCGCCACCTACGTTGTTGCCAACTTCAAAATCGTTCATCTGTCTCATAAGTTCTGTATACATGGTTTCTGACTTCTGGAGTAACATGTCACCATTTAATGTCAATCCACCACCTGCTCCAGGTAACGTACCAAACTTAGAACGGTTCATCCCTAACATCTCCCAGCATTTCGCTAATGCCCAGTCGCGTATCCAATTCTTAGCCCATCTATCTGTCAATAACTCTTGCTCAGAACGTTCCATAAAGCATTCTAATACTACTTTCTCATCTTTATAGATTTTGCGAAGTATATTAAATTCTCGCTTAGCTTCATTCCATTCAAATGGCCAATCTGCTGCAAAGATTTTACCATACTCTTCTGCAAGTTGTTGAGCTAAGTGAATTGAAAGAATATCAATCTGACTTCCATAGAAAAACTGATTGTAAAAGATTTGCGAATAGATACCATTATCTCCACCCAATACATTCAAACCGATAGTGCTAACACGATGAGCTTTATAGATGTCAACTATTCTATCAGTTCCAACTGTCGGGTCATTCATGTAATAAGCATTTTGTCCAGCTGTAACAGTAAAGAAAATATGTCTTCTTTCATATGCATTATCAGCACGTCTTCTAAACTCAGATAGTGAAATGTCGATAGCAGTCTCAAAATTTTCTTCCTTCAATTCGACACATACTGAAGGCCAACCAAGTTGTGCTTTCAATACATTGACCAATCGAACTCGTTCGTCTAACGAACCTGTCGTGCCGATTGGAACCTTATCATATGAAGGGGTTCCCACTTGGTCAACGTTAGCTTGTATCCATTGAACCGCATTCCATACATATAAGATATGTGTGTTTAAGTTATAGAAGAACTCACCAGCAATTGGAGAGGTTGGAAAAGCATGACCTGTTTTGACTGTACCTGCACTTGCAGGTATCCATGCAGCACCGTTCCACATTGATACAGAATTTGACACAGGGTTATAGAAGACCTGTCCAACTGTTGGATTGAGTGGAGGTGTTGTTGATTGAGGAATTGAACCAGTATATCCATCAACATTATGTTCAGCTCGTGACCCATCTAGTGCATATGATTTTGAACCAAATGGATAGTACTGAATGACATTAGTACATATATGAATAGATGCGTAATAGACTTCGTTAGGGTCAGCATTAGTAATAGTAACCGATTGAGTAGTAAGAGGGTCTTGAAATATCCAATAATTTGCAGATACTACTTGAGCGCCACCTATTGTATCAGCTGCAACTAATAAGTCAGTTGAACTCGTGTAACGAACACCATCGACAGGTTGTTGAGCAACTTCTAATGGAGAGGTCGAAAGAAGAACGACTTGACCTTTATAAGCAATGGTTGATGTTGGAATTGTCCAAGACAATTGAACTGTCGTTGGAGTAGGGCGAGTTAAGGTAAGAGTGACTGCTCGCCCTTCAGCCCAAAGTTCAGCAGTTGAAAATTCGTTATTGTCATTGATTGTTGTCATATGAGTAATATGTCCACGATAAAGTTATTGGATGATACGTATAAACTATTTATCAATAAATAACTTATCACTATAATCTAACTTATATCGGTTTGTACTCTCATGAAAATATTTGAACTCTTTTCTTCTACTAATAAAGTTATTATAGAAGAAGATAATTTCTTTGAACTTCTATTTGAAGATTTGAAGAATCTTTCTTTCATTGAACCTGATTTACTAAAGGTTCTAAAAACTTCACTTGAATATGAAAGAGGACGATATTATGGCGGAAGCGTTAATTATTCTCGTACTACTAAACATAAGTTCCCGTCGTTCTTAGGACAATATGCAAAGATAGATGAAGTTCCAAACGCTAAAAGTGCAGCTGAACTGCATCGTCTAATTAAAGATGATGAAACTGTCAAGGGCGTAGTAATACTATTTGATGATAGACAAGTGCTATCGCTTTTGAAACTTCCACCTCATCCTGGACATGACAACAAAGAACTTTACATTTGGGCATGTTCTTGGCAAAACTTTTTCAAAGATGACCATGATTTGATGAATCAATCTTCTGAAATTATGGCTGCCTTCAAGAAAGCGGAACTTGAAGACCTCAAAACATCTGAAGGTTCAGAAGGAAAACTATATAAAGCACTTATTGCATTAATGAAAGGTCAAAAAGAAATTTATGGTAAAACAGGTTCAATCAAAGTAAAAGTTATCAGAAGCGATGAAGAACGAACTGCCCTAAATGCTCGACGCAAAAAAGCTCGTGAGATTGATGCTAAGTATGCTCATTTAATAACTCCGCCTAAAGAAGATTTATCTACTGAAAAAGGTATGAGAAATTGGATAAGCATGATGAAAGCTAAGTTGAACGCTCGTTTAGATACTTACAAAGAACATAAAGCTCCAGCAGCAGATACTCCAGAAGAATTTCTTGACTTAATAAAGAATGAAGGGTTCTTGGACAAAATCAAAATTAATGGTCTTCCGTACATATTGAAGTACAACCGTTTAGACTTTGATTACCTTCGTGCTAAACAAGTTGCTGAACATAATCGTAGTCACATTGAATACCAGTTAGACTCACAGAGTAATGAGTATCATAACTATTGGAAAGCATTAAGTGAATATCGCAAAAATATTAGAAACGAATACCCTAATGATGAAGAAGCTTTAGAAGTTGCAATGGAAAAGTTTAGGGTTCCTTCCGCAATTAAAGTTTATATGAAACTTGACAAATCTTCAATCGTGGTCGATTCAATCAACATTGAGAGCTTCAATAAATGGAATGCCAAATAACAATTTCTGGTTACGAACCCTTCCTGTTCATGCCTGGTATGACCATTGAAGCAGCTATTCGTTATAAGAATAAGTACATTCATGGCGAAATCTTGAAGCAGCTAATGGACAAGTTCAATGAAGTCAATGGCTTACGAGTTCCTAAAGCAGGTGAAAGCTTTTTGATTCCTGTAATGGAGGAAGGGCCAGGTGTCTAATACTTTCAAACAATACTTACTAAAAGAAGAACGCGAATCGACTTTCTATACTAAGAAGTCTCAAATCAATGCTTGGATGAAAGCTCATGGCATTGGTCAGGGGAATTATGAAATTCATAAAGATATGAGTATCACATGTCATTGGAGTTTATCAATTTCTGGAAGTGATTTGGTCTGGTACAAAGGGAAGCAGTGTGTATTGCCAATCAACTTTAGAGAATGTACTAAAGATGTTCATGTATTAGCAAATGATATGATTGACTTGAAAGGGGTACCAAAATTTGTGGGTGGACAGTTCAATGTAAAGGGTAAGAACATTACTTCAGTTGAATACTTACCTGAAGAAGCTGAAGATATCTATCTGCATAATACAGGTATTATCAATTTCAAAGGTATTGAAAAAGTGGTCAAAAAAGTCTATTCAATTTCAATACCTGAAGAAACTAAAGGGTTACTAAGCTTTGTTAAGATACAAAACCTAATGAAGGTTTCGCCATTATCAACTGCTTCTGACGAACTAAAGGAAGCATGCAAAATTGTAACTAAATATTGTGAAGCAAATCGACATGATGCTATTGCTTGTCAACGTAAACTTATTGAAAGCGACTTGGACGAATATGCAGAGTTTTAAAGAATACTTACAAGAAGTAGAAACTGATTCAAATATTCAACTTGGGATGTTTGTTGAAACTAAAGTCAAAATTGAATATTCTCCATATTCTTTAGAATCTGAGCTTAAAAATTTGATAATAAAAGTAGCAAAAAAGAAAGGTTATGATATTTCAAGTTATCTCAGTACTACTTATGGAATTGATTTGAAGTTTAAGATAACAAAACAAATCCAGTGTCAAGCAGAAACTATTCAAAAGTTACGTGATACTATTAGTTCAACTGTGAATGAGTTTTTTACGACTAAGATTTCACCTGAATTACAAGTAAAATTTTCTACAGCTGAGTTATCTTGTTTTGGATTTCCAAATTTTAAGCTAAGTATAAATGATGGTAACATTTCATATTGGTGTGAAGAAGGTCAATCGATTTCTAACTTAGATAAAGTTATTCTAAAGTGTGATGAGTTCAGACTTTATAAAGCAAATATGATAAAAGGGGGAATACTTAGTTTGCTCAAACTAAAAATGCCAGTCAATATTATTGGCGCAGGTCCTTTTGGAAGTAATAGCCCACGATGGTATTCAATTGTCAATCCTTATTTGCAAGGCAATAGAAATGCTATTGCTTGCCAACGAGAACTCATTGAAAAAGACTTAGACGAATATGCGGAGTTTTAAAGAATACTTAGCAGAAGGCAATGATCATTGGGTAGAACCAATTCGCCCATTGCTTCTTCAAATAAAAGTACGTGGAGATGATTACATTTCTCCAAAGTATAATAGAGAACAGCTTTTTCAGCGAAACAATATAATTATTCGTGAATTATCTGAACTCTGTGAAAAAGCAAATCTTCCTAAAGTAAAAGAAGTCTATCATTTTGGAGTTGATAGAGTAACGTTTCATTTAGTTCTTGAACCCCATACTCATTATACTAAACCGCAACTTGATACTATAGCAACAAAGTTTATCAAGTTAGCAGATAAGTATGAAATTTATAAGAATGACTTTGAACCAGTATCTTCTGAAATGCCAGTAGTTATCTTAGAAGATAACTTTGATAAAACGACTACAGTTGAAGTCAATCACGTTATCATTGAAGAAAGTGTCAAATCCTTACAAGATATACATAAAGTCATATTATCTGCTAAACAGATTTCTATGGGTGACTCTTCTAATATAACACAAAATGTATTAGGATTACTAAAGATAAAGAATGCTATAACATTATATGCTTCAGCTAAAGTTCAATGGTTTAACATTGTAAAGGAATATTTCGATACAGGAAAAGACTTTATAGCTTGCCAACGAAAACTAATTGAACTTGACTTGGACGATTATGCAGAGCTTTAAGCAATACTTATCTGAAGCTTCTAATCCGGATGATAAACAAATCCGTGAAATGATTGGAAAGTATAAGAGTGGAGAACTTGGCAGATGTAGGTTTCCGAATAAATTTCCACGACATGCAGTTAAGAATGGAAAAATCTATTTGAAGAAACCTTTAATTATTGAGCATTGCATGTTTGATGACAATGATGAATTACTATTTCCAATTGCAGAAGCTCTTCGATTAGTAATATGGAATGTTCCTAAGACGTTCAAGAACTTTCCTGAAATAGTTGGCGAAGGTGGTATTGAATTTTCTACAGGTAACCAAATACAATCTCTTGATGGATTTCCATCAGATATTAGTAATAGACTTGATACATCAAGAATTAGAAACTTTGATTTTACAAATTTCAATAAGTATGTCAAAAGACTTGATGGATGGTTAATAACTAGTGCTTTATATGAAGGGCCCTTATTATCATTACTAAAAATTAGAGACTTGAAGCATGTAGGATTTATTGACCACCATTCTGGTAAATCTCAAGATGAAGTAAAAATTAAAGTGAATTTAAGAAATGCTTGTAATATTATCAACAAATATTTACCACTTGGAAATTTTATTGAATGCCAACGAGAACTTATTGAAAACGACCTGGACGAATACGCAGAACTATGAAAATCTCTGAACTACTAACTGAAGAAACTGCCGAAGATAAAGCTGTACGACTCGAAATAAATGCGATTCGTAAAGGTAAGTATGCATCACATCCGATGCCAGTCAGCTTTGGGAAATTTAGCGTTGTTAATAGTATGGTATCAATTGATGGACGTTGGAACTTAAAGAATACTCTTATTCCTAAAGATGGACCTGATGCCGGTAAGCTAACTTTCAAAATGATAAAGTGTGGTCAGATTGAATTGGGTGCCAATAGATTATCATCATTTGAAGGATTTCCACCAGATGTATCATTCACCGGCGATAAGATGTATGGAAGAACTGCTATCGTGACTACCTGTGCGCATCCACTTCTAACAAAGTTAGATGGCATTTCAAAACGAATTGATGGAAACCTTGGATTAGGCTTGTGTCATAATCTTGATTGGTCTAATGCTCACAAACATTTTGAATACATAGATGGCACTTTAACAATTTCTAATCAATGGAAAGGTGGTGTCTTATGGGCATTAAAGATTCCAAAACTTCAAGCTTTGTTTTTTGGCCAATGTTCAAGCGAACACCGAGATGTTCAAGTAATTATTAGCAAATACTTAAGGTCAGAGTCAAAAGATATTGTAGCTTGTCAACGTGAACTTATCGAAAAGGATTTAGACGAATATGCAGAGTTTTAAAGAATTCTTATTGAAAGAAGAAATTATTAATCATGAACTTCCCACTAACGCGTACATTGATATTAGCACTGGTATCTTTACGTCTGAGGTTGAGCAATGGATTACTGACGGTGATGGTGACGATAATCCACATATTACTTTCGAAAAATGGATAACATCTCATCTTCAAGATTACTTTGGACATAATGAAGTTGAAGCTTTTTTCGGAGCTGATGAAATGCTTATTACATATGAACTAGATGAGACTAACTTACATGCTAATCATGTTAGAGAAATACGTAAAAAATGCACTGAAATAGTTGATGAGCTTTTAGGAACCGATATATTTCACCGTGATGAAGACAATACATACATATCTTTTAGAGAACAACTTGGTCCAAATGTTTATACTGATTGGCCATATATCGAATTTTACTTAGATCATTCTCCTTCAATATCTCTAAAAGATATTCATAAGAAAATGCCTCATTGCAAAAAAATTATTTTCTATAATGCGATTAATAAAATAAATTCTAATGTATTAGGATTATTAAAGTTAAAAGAATTGAAGCATATTACAATTTGGCCACGTTCTCAAAAGATACCTCCTTGGTATGAAATTGTAATGAAACATTTCGACGCCGATAAAAACTTCATCGCGTGTCAACGTGAACTAATTGAAAAAGATTTAGACGAGTATGCGGAGTTATAACATGTCAAATGGCGCACAAAGAATTACCTATTATGTTTATTGTAAGGTTCCCGGTAACCTACCAAATTCTTCATTACCCTCGACTTCAGAAACAATAGAAAATGCAATCGGCAATCTGTTACATAATCAATTTGAGAATAGAATAGTTTCTATAGAATACCGAGATAAAGAATTTGCTTTTAAAGTACCAATCACAAATGCAACTGAAGGTAGTACAGAAGGTATTAGTGCTTTTGACAAAAAACTGCTTGGTCTGCTAAATAACTATTACAAAGATATTATTACTAAACCCTTGAAGTTAAAAGAACAGTTTGTAAGTATCTTTAATATCATACCCCCATTTAAAATTGAGCATCCTAAGGTGGCTCTTAACTTTACAGTAAATGGTGGTGCTGAAGTATCTTTACATGATATTCATAAAGCTATAAATCCTAAAGATTTGGCTTTATACGTAAGTGCCGCGGTTAAAGTCACTGGGCAAGTATTAGGATTGTTGAAAATGACAAATCTTCAAAATCTTGAATGGGCAATGAGTAATGAACCAGAATGGTTTAAGATTGTTCATAGACATTTTGAAAATAATAACGATATTATTGAATGCCAACGCGAACTTATTATAAAGGATTTAGACGAGTATGCAGAGCTTTAAACAATACTTACTAAAAGAAAATGAATCTCCATTTGTTTTCCCATGGCTTGTCTTAGAACTAGAGAACAAAGAAACTTTTGGCGAAGCTATGGGAAATCATAGAAATCGCGATGCTTTTGATAATGAAGTTGAAAAGTTTGTCAACGATCTTAAAAGTCATTTAGGTATGAAAGATATTGATTGGGGTTTCAATAGAGATGACAATCTACAAGTTGAAATTAAACTAAGCAATCGACATTATGTACAAGATGAGTTAGAAGAAATAGCGACTGAAGCAGCGAATTTTTCTAATCGTGAGCTAAGCGGTGGATTGACACTAGATGAAGTCAATCCAAGTGTATGGTTCTTTGGTCCGGTCAATCCTAATACTATCATACATTATCCAGTCATAGTATTTGATTTGAAACGTAATAAAAGTATCTCACTTAGCAACTTTGACAAACATTTCCCTGATACTCAAGTGTTCAGGTTTGAACATATAGTAGGAGAAGTCACTAACGTGTTGAGTATGTTGAAGATAAAATCATTACATTCAGTATTAGGAAAAAATGAACACTGGATTGAAATACTAAATAAATATGCAAAATCCCATGACACTATTGCTGCCCAACGCGAACTAATTGAAAACGACCTGGACGAATATGCAGAATTTTAAGAACTTTATTGCTGAAGCTAAGCAAACGAACTTGGCACCTTGGCACCCAACAACTCCAGAAGCAACTAAGGAAGTACTTCATGAGTTTTATCTTGAACATTATGGAAATAAATATTTGCCAACTACATTCGTATTCCTAAAGAATGGAAGTATTTCTGTTCGAGGAGAGCAATTCTTCGCTATTCGTGAAATCGGACCTGTTGATAATGGTGAAGTTGGACTACTTGTAAAGTATAACAATATCAATTGCCCAGGTAGAGTTAGTATAAAAGATTTCAATACTAGGAAATTGACTACATTAGAATATGGACCTAATAAAGTCGGAATGAGTTTAAACATACAACTTTCACAAATTACTTCATTCAAAGGATTTGCATGTGAAGTTAAAGAGGCATTGATATTGACCGATTGTCTAAAGTTGAAAGAATGGGGTCAAGGATGTCAAATTACATGTCATAGATTAGTGCTTGACTACGAATTTGACTATGAATTGTTTAGAACTATCGGACAACATTTCAAAATAGTAAATAACATAACATTGTCTAATGCCGCAGCAAAAACTTTAGTTGGAAAAGGATTACTTAGTATATTCAAAATTAAAAAGCCTACACGAAATATGTTTGGTATTCAACTTTACTTTTCTGATAAAACTAAAGTAAACGAAGAATTAGTTGAAGCAACTAGAATAGTCAATACATACTTAGCGTCAAACAACCCTGATATTATTGGATGCCAACGTAAACTAATAGAAAACGACTTGGACGAATATGCAGAGTTTTAAAGAATACTTATTAGAAAGTGCTGGACACTTACCAATTGTCAATGTACAAATTGACTTTGCTGGTCCTATTTCTGTCGGCAAACGTAAAACTCTAGTATTCCTAATTACAAAATTTATCAAGGAAGAATACAACCTTTCTAATACAATAGAGTTCACTTCTATTTTTGATTCAATAATTGTCAAAATACACGATGTTCCGCAACATCTTTTTGAAACTGTTGATTTCTTAGGTGATATACATGACATAGTTACTGACCACTTTGAACCTGTTGACGCTTACAGTCATATTGAATGTCATTGGCCACCTGCTTTCAAGATGGTCATTCAAAATCATTTGACTACTATCTATACTAACCAAGAGTCTGTTAAAGGTATCGAAAAACTAATAGAAGGTTCAAGTGCATTTCAATTGGACATTCGTTTTGAAGCACCGGCTAAATCAATTGGAATACTATCGCTTCTAAAAGTAAAAGGTTTTGATAGCATCATGATAAATGGTCCAGATGAATTACTTAGCGACCTTAAAATTGTTAATGACATTTTACATAAATACTATAATGGGAGTAAAGATACTATTGGCTTTCAACGAGAACTAATTGAACGTGACTTAGACGAATATGCAGAATTTTAAATCTTATCTTGCTGAAAAGTTAGCAACCAATTTTGCCCCTTGGCATATTACTGACCCTGAGAAAGTTCAGTACTATATGAAAAATTATGCTAATATGTCTGGATGGAAAGTGAATAAAGACGGAACTGTATCTGTCACTAAGTCGGACTATTCGCCTAATGGGGTATATGGCGACATTGGCGGATACGGTCATGGTGAAACTGCACTCATGGTAAAGTACAGAACTGCTAAGAAGTTTGAAATAAATGTTGCAGATGGTTCAAATTTCAAATCACTTTGGGGAATTCCTGATGCATGCGACCAATTGAATATAAGTGTTCCGTCATTAGAAACATTAGAACATTGTACTCCAGTTATCAAAGATTCGTTATATCTCTATACTCCTAACTTGAAAAGTTTTGATTGTGGAAAAGTTTCGATTGCACAAGAACTAAAAATTGGAAGTATTGGGAAAGCACCGCTTAGAGATTTACACAAACATTTTGCAGTTCCACAAATTCGTTTCTATAACACCGCTCTACACCTAATCAAACAAAAACCGCTGTTATCATTGTTGAAATGTAATGCTAAATTGACATGGGGTTCAATTATGACAATTAATGGAACGTCTCTAACTGAAGTAGTAGAAGTGTTAAAAATACTAAATAAGTATAATAGTTCTAGTATTATACAATGTCAGCGAGAACTTATCGAAAAAGACCTAGACGAATATGCGGAGTTTTAATGAAAATAAAAGAACTATTTGAGAATGAATTACCGATGACGACACAAGGCAGAGTTAGTAGTGGAACATATGTTGTAGACCTTTCTCTTGAAAATCTTCCATCAGAAAATCTTAGACAAAGGATAGTCAAAAACATCAAGTTTGTCTATCCTCAAGCTGAAGTTCATATTGATAAAGAAGCTATTTTGACTAAAATACCAAAGATTGTGGCATCTTATATTCATGAACTACCGGATATACATGATGACATTATTCAAACAGTTGAAGAAACAGTTAATGATTTTAATAATAAAGATGAAGATCCTATTGCTCATGGTCAATCAGAATTAGTTTTCGATGGTGTTCCATCATTCAAAGTTATTACTGAAAGAGTAACTATCAATTGTCAAGAAAATTCCATTGGTCTTACCGGGTTAGACAAGCTCATAGGACCAGAAGTTCAAGAACTATTCATTAACGATATTCAAAAGCTGAAAGGTCATATCTTGTCATTATGCAAAATACCTATGAGCGTTGATATGTATCTCTATTCAAGATCGTCTGGAGATTTACATCATAAGATTGACGAAATGCTGATAAAGCATCGTCCTACACAGGATGTCATTGGTTTTCAACGTGAACTTATCGAAAAGGATTTAGACGAATATGCAGAGTTTTAAAACATATCTAGCAGAAGCATCTGCCAAAAACCTTGCTCCATGGCAAGACCCGTCTAATCCAGCATATGTTAATGTCAATGTAAGTGATTACTTTAGAGGAAGTGTAAAGAGGAATAAGAATGGTACTTATTCAACTTCTGCGCCTCATGGATATTTTATTTCGTGTCTAAAGTTAGATAATGGTAAGCAATACGTACTACCTGTCAAGTTTTCAATTATGAGTTACTTTGAAACTATTTCCGGTGTTGAAAATGGTCTTACTACTCTTCAAGGTTGTCCTGATACAATAAGACATGAAATGGTTATTGACTCAAAGAACTTAACCACCTTAGATTATCTTTATACTCAAGTACATTGGAAGCTCAGCATTCAATGTCCTAATCTCAAAACATTTGGAGATGCAAAAACAAAATGTCTTGACTTAGTTCTATATGACATTGGTGATGTTCCTCTCAAAGAGGTTCAATATCACGTTGAAGTAATTCATACTATCTATCTTGGATTTGATGCTGCCTATAAAAAACCTGTCTTATCAATATTCAAAATCAAAGGACATTGGGTTTCAATAGAACAAAGAACCAGTTTTGACCAATGGAAGTCAGACCCAGATGGTTCTAAAGCTAAAGAATTTGATTTAGTATGCAAAATACTAAGCAAGTATGCTAAATCTCGAAACGCCATTGCGTGCCAACGCGAACTAATTGAAAATGACTTGGATGAATACGCAGAGTTCTAAGAGTTTAACAAGTTAGTCAAAAAGTCTATCTTAACAGCAAGTTCGAGTTTCTCTGCTTCCATTTTTCCTATTGCATTATTGATATTGTCGAGACCGTTTACTCTGGCGTAAAAGTTATAGTTTTCTTTAAAAAACCCTAATGATTTTGCGACGAATTCATAATCTTGACTTAGTTTTTCTAAATATTCTGCTGAAAAGTTATTCATGTGTTTTTATCCCTCTTTATTTTGATATCTTAAATGTAGTCCACAACTTGCTTTTCCACAAGTTGTTCTATAGCCTCTGTATAATACATAAGACCGTTTATTGCCACAGAACTGGCATAATGGCATATCATCAATATTATTCAATATGCAATAAATCCGTTCATGAAGTGTAGCTTCTTTTGGAAGAAAAAGTGTCTCACGTAGAATACTTTCGAATAAGTCAGGGTCAATAGACTCAAGATATTCAGTCTTTCTTGAGTTCAACTTTTTCTTATTAGATACTAATAAAGATTGTTCTATTTGAGATTTGATTTCCATATACTCTATTTATATGTAGGGTTACATACATATTTCGAGAATTAGAAGGCTCTAATGATAAATACTCTCATATAGAAATATAATTCTTTATATATATAATTCAATTTCAAAGGAGAGCTTACTTATGGCAACTTTATCACAAACAGGGATACCATTATCTGGTAACGGTATTCTTCATCCTAAACACCGTAATAGATTTCAAGTTCAATTCGTAGGTATGTTGAACGACGGCACAAACCTAACAAGACAGGTTGTTACATGTAATCGTCCAACATTAACATTTGATGAAGTCCCATTACATCGTTACAATTCAATCTCATTTGTTGCAGGAAAGCATTCTTGGTCAGATTTCCAAGTAACTTTGGAAGATGACTTGACAGGTTTAGCATCTTCTGCTGTTCAAGCTCAATTAGAAAGACAACAGCGTTTGATTGGTGCTGACCATGCTTCAGGTCAATTTTTGAATACTGCAGCGACTGCATCAGGTTACAAATTTGGTGTAGTTCTTCAAATGCTTGATGGTAATGAAGCTATTGCGGAACAATGGAAAATGGAAGGTGCTTGGATAAAAGAAGCAACTTATGGAGACCTTGACTATTCGTCAGCTGACCAAGTTCAAATCCAATTATCAATCAAATATGACCATGCATGGCAAGAATTGAATAATGGCGTAGTTGGAACTGATGGTATAAATGCTACAGCTGGTTTCTTGTTGTAAGTTTCATACTCATAGAAGGGGGGAGAATACCAATAAAGTATTCTCCCCTTTTTTGTTTATATTATTAGTAAATATTAGTTTTCCAAATAAAGATAAATACATTTAGTACATGTATTACCAGAAAACAAGGAACTTATATAAATGTCAGCAATTGATTTTAGCAAAATAGTCAGTGGAGCAGGGATACAGCTCGAACAAGCAGCTTATAACAAATTTGGAGCAGCGGTCGACCAGTTTACTCGTGCTCCATTTTCTGACATGATTACCGCAAGGACTTCGAGTTTTGGAGGTTTAGACCCGCATTTTAGACCAGACCAAAAAGGAATATGGCGACCTGCTAACTATGCGCAGGATTTAATTACGTATCAACCGAAACATAGGTTTATGTTTCGTGTATTGTTCGAAATGAATCCTAACTTTACTGAACTGATAGGCGGAAGAAAAGACGTATTTCAATATGTTATCAAAAATATTGATAGACCTAAATTGAACTTTGATTATGAAGCTGTCAATATGTATAACTATAAGACAAAGGTTTTGAAGACAATCAACCATGAACCTTTGTCAATGACGTTGATTGACGATATCGCAGATACTTTTCATGCGTTCTTTGCTGCTTATCTTCGTGCTCATTCACCAGCGGCTCGTTCATGGACACCAGAAAAGTCATTAGCTATGATGGAAAGCAGTGGTATGGCTTTTTCCAAATCACGTGACGGAACGCAGATTGACTCTGCTGCGCGAGGTGCTTTACCTGATGATGCTATCAATCCATTTCGTTCTATTCGTCTTATTCAGTACTTTGGACATGCTACACAATTGAATACTTTTTGGTTTGTCAATCCACGTATCCTTGACATTTCTTATGACTCTGCTGATAATGAAGGTGGAGATGTTGGTAACCATGCCACTATAAGATTTGATTATGATGCTTTGTCAATTGGACAACCGACACAAGTCACAGGTCGTTCAGAATATGCTGCTCCAGGGTCTGATATGTTTAGTCCAGAAATCCCAGTTCAAAACATTGGTTTTCCTTCTCCTCATTGGTACGGTGATAGTGCCGGTCCTGGAGGATTTGGTGGAGGTGGAGGATGGTTAGGTAATGTGTTATCAGGTGTTGTAGGAGGAGCAGTCAATCAAGTAGCAAGTGGAATAGTAGGTAACATCAAAATTCCAATTCTTGGACAAGCAGCACGAAATGTTGTCTTTGGAGCTTCACGTCAGATTACCAATACTACTCGTAATACTTTATTTGGTGTAACTGGCGGTTTAAGTTCAGCTATCTCTAACTCAGCATCAAGTGCTGGACGATGGATAAGTGACTCGGTGTCTAACATGGGGAAAACTTCACCGCCAGTAGGAACTCAAACATCTGATGAAATGTTTAGGAAAATAAGAGAAGAATAAGATTATGGCTCAAGGTCGTTTTATTCCGCGCAATCCTCAAAAGTATTTTGGAAATGCTGCTCAAATCTTCTTTCGTTCTTCATGGGAACTAACTGTCATGAAGTTCTTTGATAGTTCTATAAGTGTTACTAGATGGAATAGTGAAGAAGTTGCAATACCTTACATTTCTCCAAAAGATGGACGAGTCCATCGGTATTATCCTGACTTTATGTTTGAGATGATAAATACAAATCAAGAAGTTGAAAGATGGATAGTTGAAGTAAAACCGTTGAAAGAAGCAAGTGCTGAACATGCTAAGTCAGCTTATGATAGAGTTGCACTTATGGTCAATGAAGCGAAGTGGATTGCCGCTGAAAGGTTTTGCCAGGTCAATGGAATGAAATTCAAGGTCATCACTGAAGTTGATATCTATCGAATGATGCCACGAACTGCAAAGAAGAAAGCACCAAAAGTCAAAAAGCTAGCTGCCAATGGAACTAAGAAACCTGTAGCACCAAGAAAACCGAAAACTGCAAGTAAGACATCTATAACAAGAGCGCCAACAAATGATAAAAGAAAATCTAAAAAAACATCCGCTTGAAGATATCTTCAACATTGAACCAGGTTCAACTTATGATATGACTACAAGTTCATCATCTTCATATGAAGATGATATGATTGCTGTTCCTCAACAAACGGTTGCCCAATCATATCAAGATGATGCAGAAGATATTGATATCAACAATAAGATTGAGAGTATTTTTGAAGCTGCTATGGATGCTTATGAAAACCAAACAGCACTTACTGAAATAGTAGAACCTCGATATGCTGCAAGGAATGCAGAAGTGGCGGCACAGTACCTCAATACTGCGTTGAATGCAACGGCTCTTAAAGCAAGAACTAAAAATGACAAAAGAAAGACTGCTCCATTTATTCCATTTGGAAATAATACAAATATTTCTGGGAACAACATCGTTGTCGCGGATAGAAATCAGATATTAGAAATGTTACGTAACAAAAACAAGGATTCGTTAGACTAATGAAAATAAAAGAATTATTTGAAACATCAAGTACTCAACAAATGACTAATCCAGAAGTCCGTGAGTTAATTCAATACTGGGTTGATAAGGGTTGGCTAAAGGAAGGTTTTAACAATGGTGATTCTATACATGGTTTCCAAGTAGCTTCTGATGGTTCTGCTGAACGTAAACTTGATAAGCTAGAAATAGTGAATGAAATGCTAACTCCTGAAGGAACCTTTCCGTTCAAGTTATCTCGTGCTAAGTATGTCGCAGTTAGAGCAAATAATCTTTCTTCGTTCAAAAACTTTCCTGAACAAATTGAACATCGAATTTCTGGCAATCTTTTGTGTCTTGACATGTTAGCACCTAGCTTCCCTCATCTTACATCTTTAGAAGGATGTCCAAAATACTGTAGAGGTCACGCGAGATTATCACGAGCAAAAAATCTATCATATGCTAACGTTCATAAACATATCTTAGCTGCAGATGTGATTTCTATAAATGAAGAATATGTTGGCCCAATGTTAGGATTTCTAAAGATAGTCAATCTTAAAGAAATTAGACACTTATATTCAGAAAATGGAAAATTAGCTGAAGCAGCAGAGATTATCAATGAGTATCTACCAAAAGGAGATTCTGTTGCATGCCAACGAAAACTAATTGAAAATGATTTAGACGAGTACGCGGAGTTTTAATGAAAATTAAAGAACTATTATCAGAAGATACTGTCAAAGAATGCACATTAGAATGCGTTTATTATTTTCCATTTACAGTTAACGGTTATGATAAACTTTCTAAAACATTGATTAGAAAAGCTGTATATAATCTTTTAAAAGGATTTAAATACTCAATAGAGAATGTTAGCGAACACTCATTCAATATCAAAATAAAAAGTCCTGATAGTAATTTGCTAAAATCAAAAGCAAATCAATTCAAGTTTCATGATAAAGTAATGGAAGCTGTTTGTGATGCTATTGGTGAAAATTATATTGACGTTATCAATAATCAGTTATTTCAAGTATTTTGTAATATCTATAGTAACTATATCCCAACTTTTCCGGTTGAATGTGAGTTCTTTAAATTGACAATAACTCCAGATATCAAATTTACTGGAATACATAAAGTATTAGATTGTTTCCAATTACAATTAAATGACTTTCATAATTTCAAAGGTGGGGGCTTATTAAGTTTATTGAAACTTAACCCGTCAACTACAGTAAGACTTAGTATAAACGGAAAAATGTACCCGGAATTAGCTAGTGCTTGGAACATTATTCAAACATATTTATCATCAAAAAATCGTGATCTCGTTGCATGTCAACGAAAACTAATTGAAAAGGATTTAGACGAGTACGCAGAACTATGAAAATACGAGAACTACTTCAAGAAGCACCTAAAGTTTCAGAAGAAACAAAACGAGTTAGAGCCATTATTAAACAATGGCGAGAAGAAATAAAAGCTAATCCGCAATTTTCAGAATCTGCTTTTGGTCACTTCGAGCTAACCCCAGATAATCATCTTATTCATAAAGGACGAGCATTAGTAATTCGAAACTACATGTTAGATGAAAATGGAGAATTACCAATCAAAATCCATAGTTGTTATAAGTTATCAGTTGGAACTCCAAAAATTAAGTCATTCAAAAACTTTCCTAATGAAATACTTAGAGATTATAGAAATAAAGTAGGATTTGGAAGATTTGATTGGTCACTTAACTTTGGAGGGGTTTATTCAAATGATGAACGATATGATCATATCACTTCGTTAGAAGGAATTACTCCAGAAGTTCAGGGTGGTATTGATATGAGCATGCTAGAAAAAGTGAATTTTTCTAATGTTGATAAGTATATCAAAAGTTGTTCTGTTGTTGCTATTGACCGTGATTATGTTGGCCCATTACTAAGTTTTCTGAAAATACCAAACTTGCAAAAAATTAATGGTCCAACATTACAAAATGCTACAACTAATAAAGAAAAAGCTTGTGCTATTGTTACTGAACATTTAAAAGGTAAAAGAAACATCATTGAGTGCCAACGAGAACTAATTGAAAAGGATTTAGACGAGTACGCAGAACTATGAAAATTGGAGAGTTGTTAAATGAAGCAGTAAAGAAGCATCCGGAAGAATTTGCTATCATGGCTAAGATACATAAATGGCGAACCAAAATTGCTTCTGAAAAAGCTGCAACATATTCTTCATGGTATCCACCATTCGGAAAATATAAAATAGTTCCATATAAAGGTGGAGGTTATGGTGTAGAGCATTTGAGCGAAAATCTAAAACTTTATGAATGGATGTTTGAGAACGGAGAGCTTCCATTCAAGTTTATATCATGTATTTCACTTGATGTTTATGGTGTTAATGCAATGACAACGTTTAAAAACTTTCCAGATAAAGTTCTTAATAATAGTAATGGCACAATGCTGAACATATTCGGAGTTAATAGCACAATGAAAGGGCCTAATATTCATTCATTAGAAGGTGTGCCTCGACATATTAATGGTTCCGCAGATTTTTCTCATTTTCCGAAACTATCTTTTGCAAATGTTCATAAACATATCGATTATGTTGAAGGTGTTAAATTTCCATATCCGTATAAAGGTCCTATTCTTGGATTTCTAAAGATAAATGGATTGAGTTCAGTTACAGACCATGGTGATAAGTGGCAACAGATACTAAATAAACATTTAGCAAGTTCTAAACGAGATGCCATTGCATGTCAACGCGAATTGATTGAAAAAGATTTAGACGAGTACGCGGAGTTTTAATGAAAATACAAGAACTATTTGAACAAACATCTAGTAATCAACAAATGTCTAAGGATGAAGTACTTGCTATTATTGATGAATGGCGAAGTTGGCAAACTTTTCCGCATGATTACTATGACAAATTTGTAGTCGCTAAAGATGGAACAGTTTCATGCAATATGCCAAAATTTCAAATTACGGAAAGAATGCTAACGCCAGAAGGAACTCTTCCATTCAAGATTACCCGAGCTAAATGTATTCACGTTTATACGTCTGCACTTTCTTCATTCAAAAACTTTCCAGAGTATATTGAAACTCCTAAAAGCTCAAAGATTGATGCTCTAAAATTAGAGGGAGTAAATTTCCCTAAGCTTACTTCTTTAGAAAGTATTCCAAAGTATTCCAAAGGAGTATTGAATTTATGGGAAGCTCAAAATTTATCATTCGCTAATGTTCATAACCATATCTTAGAAGCTGATAAGATTTATATTTCTGGGAATAAGCCAAGTCCGATATTAGGATTTTTGAAAATCAAAAACCTTAAAACTGTTTGGATATCAAGTGAAAGTATTGACGATTTCGAAAGAGCAATTGATATTCTCAATGAATTCTTACCTAATGGCAACACCATTGCGTGCCAACGAAAACTAATTGAAAATGACTTAGACGAGTATGCGGAGTTTTAATGAAAATAAAAGAATTGTTTGAACAGGAAGAAGAACAAATACCATATAAAGTAGCAGAGCAATTGAGAATGCTTACTCAAGGTACTATCAATCTAAATAAAATGGGCATATTATATGCTAATTCTAAATTAGACTTATCGCAATCTGATACGGCATTTGGAGCTTTCGCTGATAAAGTTGAAAATGGATATGAACTAAAATATAAACTTGACGTAGTATTAGGTGATTTTGATATTGAAGATAGACAAATAGTTTCATTCAAAAACTTTCCAAACTCGGTTCATGGTGCTGTAAATTGTTATAAAAATAATATTACTTCACTTGAAGGTGCTCCTTATAATATAAGTGGTTCTTTAGATTTGATTGATAATCCTATCACTTCATTCAAAGATATTCATAAACATATTCAGAGTTGCAGTAAGATTTATGTTCCTGTATCAGTTCAATCAAACTTATTAGGTGTATTGAAGATGAAAAATATTCCTTTACTTTCTACTGCTTCAACTGATAGATGGAAAGAAGGTTATAATACTTTATTAAAAGCTATATCTATCATAAATAGTTATCAAACAGCCAATGATTGGATTGCATGTCAACGAAAACTAATTGAAAACGACCTGGACGAGTACGCAGAATTATGAAAATATCAGAATTATTAAATGAAGCAACAAGTAATAGAACCGATACTTTTGAAATAAAGTTATCGTTTGAAACACATTTTGCACCAAAAGTAATTGCTATTCGAGATGCTTTGATTAAAGCTAATCTTACTGGCGTAAAAGTTAAACTTGTCGATAAACCATCATCAAGTAACCAAGTACGAATAACTTTGAACGGAAAACTTCCATTCAACAAAACTAATATTGAACATCAATTAGAAAGAGTTCGCGAAGTAGTCGAAAGCTTTAACAAAATCGATAAAAGCCCTTATAACGAAGGTTCATCATTTCCTATTGTCTTTATTGACAATATGCCAAATAGCCCAATTGAATGGCCGGTTATCTATTTGAACTCAAATAGTAATACAGCTCTTTCATTAGCAGGTGTTGATAAACTTATTAAAGCAGATGAATTATTTAGAATTGAATATGCTAATATGATTAGCGATAGTGTTGTAGGGTTATTGAAAATCAAAGGCAAACTCATTCTAAATAATGCAGATTGGGGTAATAAGTTTAAAACTGTTGAATGGGTTAAAATTATTACTAGTTATAGAAAATCAGAAAATCAAGATATAGTTGCATGTCAACGTGAAATGATTGAACAAGACTTAGACGAATACGCGGAATTTTAATGAAAATAAAAGAACTATTTGAAACCTCAGTTAGAAAAGATTATTTTATAGACTTATGGCTGTCGTATAATGCTCTAACTACTACTTTAACAAAACTCAATGAAAATCCTAAAAAGATAACTGATGCTATTGACAAAAAAACCGGATTGAGTTCAATTATTCAAGTTGGTAAAGGTACATTTGATATTAGCCTTGAAGTTCCAGAACATCAGGTGAATGATTTTGCGAATTACATAGATGATGTCAATGCTGTTCTTAAAGCGTTTTTTGATATCACTGAAATTCGTGAAGATTCAGGGTCGCATATAGTTCATTTAACATTTGACAAACAGGTTCCTTCATTACCAATACCAATTGAGTTTCCGAATATCTTTATTCAGAACCTTAATAAAACTTCATTATCTGGTATTCATAAAATAATAAAAGATTTTAGTTATTTAGAAATCAATAATTCTGAGAATATTACAGGTGGTGTTTTGGGTTTGATAAAGTTAGCAAAACATGGAGTAATAAAAATCAATACTCCAAATCCTGAATGGGCTAACATTGTTTTAAAATATTTAAACTCGGGTGATGTCATTGCATGTCAACGAAAACTAATTGAAAAGGATTTAGACGAGTACGCAGAACTATGAAAATATCAGAATTGTTAAATGAAGCATCTAAAGGTGCAGACTATTCAGCGGTCATTGACCAATTAGAACAAACTCCAGAGTTTAAGGACTTCTCGAAGTACTTTGACTTGAACTCCACGAAAATACAAAGAAAGAATGGTTCTTTGCAAATAGTGACTAAAGATACCTATCTAAAAGAACCACGAGAATACTTTGTCAATTATGCAGGTGATATCAAAGTCAAAAATTCTTACGCCTCTATTTGGGGTAAAGCGGGTTATGGTGCGGGTCCAGACGGTTCATTACAAATGTATCTGAACTGTTTAGATACAATACATACCCATTTTGTGAATTGGTTTGCAAAACGTCTAAAGAATGCTAAAGATGATGTGCGTAATCTTAGTCTTACTACGCTAAAAGGCAGAATTTATCCAAATAAGATTTCAAACTTCAATTGTTCTTACAATAATCTTACAACCTTAGAAGGAGCACCTGAACTTAATGCGGCGGGGGATTTCTCAGTAGGTGGGGATTTCTATTGTAACAACAATGAACTGACTTCGCCTTTAGTTGGTGGTCCTGAACAATGTAGATTGTTTAATGCTGCTAATAATAAGCTAACATCTTTTGAAGGATTTCCAAAGCATGCTCAGTTTATTCAAGCGTATGGTAATCCAATCACTTCATTCTCTGACGTTCATAAGCATATTCCGAGGTGTCAAGGATTTACTTTACCGCCAGTCAAAACTGGGGTCTTAGCATTTTTCAAAGTAAAAGATTGTACTTCAATTGCATTTACTATAAATGGTAGAAAAACAGAAGATGGAGAATTTGGTTTAGTTGCTCAAATTGTTTCTAAGCATTTATTCTCTAGTGAACGAAGTGCTATCAAATGTCAACGTGAACTAATTGAAAACGACTTGGATGATTATGCAGAGTTTTAGACAATACTTATTAAAAGAACAGGCTAACAACGATTTCGACTTTTGGCCGGAAGAAGATATTATCGACTGGATTACTAGAAATGGTCATCGAGTTCTAAAGAAGTATAACATTGAAGATTTAGACCCTGGCAACTTTGAAAATGCAAAGTATGATTATGGTATTGTAAATGCTACGGCTGTGTTATTATCTGGTGATGAAGAATGTTTGCCACGTATTAATGGTTCAACTCATCTTCGTTATTTGCCATGTCAGTTTGGACAAATAGAAAGGAACTTCTTTATAGCAAATTGTAGTTTAGGTTCTTTGAAAGGATGTCCTAAAATCGTGGGTGGTCGTTTTAGCATTAGCAACAATCCAGAAATCACATCACTTGATTATTTTCCTGAAAGAGCTTCTTCATATATACTTCGTGGAACTGGTATTACTTCTTTGAGTGGCATTCACAAAGTCATCAAAGAAATAAGACCTAATAGACAAGGTGATGGTGAAATTGTCGTTCCGCATACTTTGACTAATTCTATATTAGGCTTGCTAAAGATACCAGGATTGAGAACTATTTCATATCCAGCAACTGAAAGAGCTAAATACTCTAATGAACTTCGCCAAGCAATTGGAATAGTCTATAACCATTTACAAACAGACGAAAAAAATGCTATTGCCTGCCAACGAGAACTAATTGAAAATAATCTAGACGATTACGCGGAGTTTTAATGAAACTAAATGAACTATTTCCATTACTAAAAGAAGCCGGTGTTTCGATACCTGCTGTTAAAGATTTGCCGCCTATTGACCCGGTTGATTTAGCTGATACTCTAAATAAAGTCAAACAATCAAACGAATATAAAGAAATACTTTCAAAAACATTTGATATCAGTTCTGCTATAAAACTAAAAAACGGAACTTTAACATTCAAGTTGAAAAATGGAACTATGGATTATTCGATTTATTCTAATGGACAGATAAGAGCTCAGGCAGCACATGCTGATAGAGCCACTAAGATGAATTCGCCTATTCCCGTTCCTAATCTATATGTTCGTTATATCAACTGTTTAAAAAAGCTGAAAGACATAGCTGAAAAAAAATTAGCTAAGAAAGAAGAAAATAAAACAATTATATTATCTGGAGAAATGGGCCCTGACTTAACTCAAATTGAATTCCCAAAAGATACAATTTATCTCAATGTTCTTAAATCTTCAATTCGTTCCCTAAAAGGTTGTCCGCCAACAATTGAACATTTGATGATAAGTGACAATGAAAATCTAATATCTTTAGAAGGTTGTCCATCTAAATTAACAAATTTAGCTATATGGGATAATAAAAACTTATCATCATTAGAACATATTGCTTCTGATATTGATGGTAATCTACAAATTTATCGTAATGCAAAAATTACTTCTTTTGACAATTTAGATAAGTTAGTAAAAAGAATAGGCATCATGTTACAATTTGACCCAACTATTAAAAGTGGTGTTCTTTCTATTTTGAAAATTAAAGGATTAGAACAAGGTGTTCGACAAACAAAACCACCACAAGAAGTTGATCTTATCTTAGGTAAAATTCTAACTAAACATATATTTGCAGGGCGCAACAGGATTGCGTGCCAACGTGATCTAATTGAAAACGACCTAGACGAGTACGCGGAGTTTTAATGAAAGTAAAAGAACTATTTGAACACGAAGCTATTCCAAAGTTAAAACAAAATCATATGATAGAGCTTACATTAGAATTTAGCGGATTGACTGACTTATGTAAGAAGATGAAAGCAAATTTGCAACAGTTCAAAAAACTTATCAATGAAAAGACTGGAACTGATAGTATTATATTAGTTAGTACTATTTCATTTTCTATTAAATTATTGATTGAAGATAAAAATGTTGATGCTTTTGATAATTATCGTGAAAATGTTTTAGACGTATTGAATGAATTTGCAGGTGATTCTTCTAACTATCGAGAAAATCATGAAGACCACCATGTTAATCTATTCTTTTCACATGAGGTTCCTAAACTTTCAATTCCAATTTCATATGATACTGTTTATGTAAATGTAGAAAATAAATCTTCATTATCCGGAATTGATAAAATTATATCTTCTTTTAGAAACTTATATATTCGTAATTGTGAAAACGTTACCGGAAAGGCATTAGGCATTATTAGGTTAGCTAAGAAAGGTAAAGCAATCAACTTATCAACATCAGATTATCATGAATTGCATTGGATGTATGTTATCAATAAGCATTTGAATCCTGAACGTCAAAATGTTGTAGCTTGTCAACGAGAACTAATTGAACGTGATTTAGACGAATATGCAGAATTTTAAACAATACTTGCAAGAAGGTGAAACTCAGAATTCAGTTTATCTTGAATGTTGTTATTACTTTCCAGGAAATCCTATAACAGACATAACTTCAGCAAAAGTTCGTGGTATAGTCTCACCAGTGTTGAAAGGCTTTAAGTTTTCACTTCAAGATGTAAGCACTGAAGGTTTTGTTGTAGTTATTATAGACCCTGATAGTAATTGGTTGAAATCTGAAAAAGCTCAGTTTGATTTGCATGGTAAGATTATGGAAGCAGTTTGCTCTGAGTATAAAATGAACTTTGCGCATGTCATTAATCATCATAAGTTTTCGGCTAATTGTAATATAGGATTGAATAGATTACTTCCATTTCAAGTAGTTTGTCATTTATTGTCTATCAATGTTCAAGTTGATACAGTTTTTACAAATATCAAAAAGCTAGTAAAATGTGATGCGATTCACATTTATCAAATGGAGTATTTTAATGGAGGGTTATTAGGATTATTACAAATACCTCATCCAACTCAAGTTTGGTTTTCTTCTAATAGTATTAGATTAGCAAAATACGATAAATTAAATGAGGCCATTCGAATTGTCAGAACACATTTAGATGGTGATAGAAATGTTGTAGCTTGTCAACGAGAACTAATTGAAAAGGATTTAGATGAATATGCAGAGCTTTAAACAATACTTACAAGAAGACACGGCTTCAAATAGCGAATACGTTCAACGTATTCGAGACCTATTAAATGATTGGGCAAGTCAAGAACTTATACCGAATGACCCAAAGAAAAACTCTTTGCACGGTTTCAAAATATCTGCATCTGGGATAGTTGATTGTCAGTTAGGAACTCTTATAATTTATGATGAAATGTTAGATGCTAATGGTGAATTCCCATTCAAAATCCGAAATGCAAAATATATGATTTTGGAGCGTTTAGAAAAATTAAAATCATTCAAAAACTTTCCTGAAAAATTAGTATGTAAATCAGATTATAGGGATGTTTTTATAACATATCATCTTTTTAAGTATCGTAAAATTACATCTTTTGAGAATTTTCCAAAATATTGTCCTAATGGAGAAATACAACTAGAGGCATTTGTAAATGCTTCTTTTTCAAATATTCATAAACATATTTTGGATGCAGAAACAATAAGAATAAATCCTAATTATGTTGGACCTATTTTATCATTTTTAAAGATTCCAACTTTAACAGATGTATATGCATTTACGGGGGATGTAAATGACGAAAGTGAATCATGTAAAGAAGCTCTTAGTATTCTAAATAAACATTTAAATGGTAATAGAGACTTTATTGCATGTCAACGAGAACTAATTGAAAAGGATTTAGATGAATATGCTGAATTATAAGAATATAAATATAGATATTAATTACTATTCTAATATCTATATTATATGGCAAATCCTTATCTAAAGCGAGCGAATACAGAAACTGAATACGAAGCTTGGCAAATCCAAGAACTTGAGAAGTGTATGAATGACCCGATATACTTCATCAAAAACTATGTCAAAATTCAGCATGCTATTAAAGGTACGGTTCTATTTGAGCTGTTTGACTATCAAGAAGAATTCATTCTAGCAATTCACAATAACAAAGATACGTTAGCACTAATGTCTCGCCAGCTTGGTAAGACAACTACTGCGGCAATCTACATCTTTTGGCTTTCTGCTTTTACTGATGACCAAGCATGTGTGATAGCATCTAAGAACATGGACCATGCTACAGACATCATGGCCAAAATCAAATTTGCATATGAAGAGCTTCCAAATTGGTTGAAGCCTGGAGTCAAGTTCTACAATCGTACATCAATCGAATTTGACAATGGTTCAATCATCAAATCACAAGCAACTACAGAAAAAACTGGTCGTGGTAATTCACCATCAATTCTAATGCTTGACGAGATTAGCTTTATTTCAACTCGTATCCAAGAAAAGATTTGGGCTTCAATTGCTCCGGCTCTTTCAACTGGTGGTAAGTTGATTATGACAACTACTCCTAATGGTGATACTGACTTGTTTGCTAGATTGTGGAGAGAATGTCTTGCAGGTCTAAACAGCTTTAGTCATACTTTTGCTCATTATACTCAACATCCTGAACGTGGTCCTGAATCTGGTTATCGAGAAGAAATGCTTGCAAAACTAGGGGAACTTGTTGTACGAGTAGAACTTGATTGCGAATTCCTTTCTTCTGATGCTCTTCTTATCCAATCACAACGTCTTATCGAACTTAGACATCAACAACCAATCTTTATTGACAAGGGCTTTTCTTTCTGGGAAAACATTCGTGCTGATGCTGCTTATCTTGTAGGTGTTGATATTGCAACGGGTTCGGGTCGAGATTACAGTGTTGTTGAAGTGTTTGAGTTTCCATCACTTATTCAAGTTGCTGAGCTTCGAACTAATAGTCTAAACATACCTGACTTATATGATAGAATAAAGTGGTTACTAAACAAAATGTCAAGTCATACTATGAATAACAAACGACCTGAAGTATTCTGGACATTTGAACGAAATGGAGTTGGTGAAGCTATTGGTGCTCTTTATAATACCGATGAACATCCACCTGAGTATGCCGAACTTATCAATGATGTGCCTGGCAAGTTAGGAATGCAAACAACAAATCGTAACAAAATCCTCGCTTGTCTTCAACTAAAGTCTATGGTTGAAAAGATAAAGAACGGATTGGAGATAAGGTCTGAAATCAATATCTTTGAACTTAAGAACTTTATTGCTTCAGGTGGTTCTTATGCCGCTAAGATTGGAGCTACTGATGACAGTGTGTCTGCATTATTACTTATTATTAGATTGCTAAAGCATGTAAGTGAGTTTGATGACAAAGCTAGAAAGTTGTTATATGAATATAATGCCGAAGATTATAACCCAGCGGTAAATAGCTTTGGACCTGACACTCCATTAGATGAAAGTGATGAAGCAATACCTTTTATGGTGCTTTGAGGAAAAACCTCGTTTTTCTTAAAAAATTGCCGAGTGATTAGTCATGGAAAATGATGTGTTTGAAAACTAGTAATAAAATCAATAAGTTACGAAGATAATGATAAATATTTTTAGTAATAAAATCAACTACTTAGAAAAACGTCAACTTCTAGTAATAACGAAATTGAAGAGGAGAGGAGAGAGACAACTGAATATAATATATACCCTTAGTCTGTCAGTTTTTCGAGTAATAAAATCAACTGCTTAGACACGAGCGAAATCAATTATATAGTCTGTCAGTTTTTTAGCTTGCATAGATTATGGCTTAGGTGTAAATAGTAAATCAAACATTTATATAAAGAGAGAGAGAACATCTATCATGAAACTTATCGACATCAAACCACATGTTATCAGTGAGTCAAGCACTCCTATACATATGACTATGCTTCTTGACGAAGTAAGAAACGCAGGCAAAATCACTAACACTGCACAAACTGTTCTGATTGCACAACTTGTTCAATTGTTCAAGTTTTCACCAGTCAATCCGCAGAATGATATTCTTCAGTTCCAACAATCTCATAGTGCAATGAAACCTCGTTATGTCTATGAGAATCCAACTCCTAAGGAATTACTTGATGATATCAAAGGTCTGAAAGATGATGAACAAGTCAAGTTAGCAGAATGGCTATTACGTCAACTTGCAATCGTTGAGGCAAATGAAGATTTGGAACTTTATCATAATCCTGAAATGGCATTGAATAAATGGATAAGCCTTGTAACGAAGGCTCAACATTAATAAATATTATTATATTCAAATACTCGCTTTCTATAGATGGAGCTAAATTAACATGACTTATCAAATAAAACATGCTGATACTTCGGTCGCAGATATACCTCTTGCGCCGCTTACTACAGATGATACTTCAACTTCATTGACCTTTGTTGGTCGTGGAGTTCCAAATCATGGGCAAATACATCAAACAAATTTTTTGAAAATACTTGAAAACTTTGCTTCTGATACTGCGCCTCTTCATCCTGTTTACGGACAACAATGGTACAGTAAGACGCTAAAACAACTGAAAGTCTGGGATGGGACAGCTTGGATACTTTCACAGTCTTGCGCATGTCAGGTTGGTCCAACTGCTCCAACTTTTATCGCAAAAGGTCAAATGTGGTATAATACTACTACAAGCATGTTGATGGTGCAGATAGGAAATACTGCAGGAACTTCTAAATGGGTTACCGCAATTGATGAGAGCTTGTTATACTTAGCACTTCTCATGTAATTCGCAACACTTATTTCTGGAGTATCTTTTCATATGTCAATTTTAGTCGCAGTTAGCGGAACTCACGGTTCTGGAAAATCCGCAATTCTTGAGGGATTATCAGCAAATTCTCAATTTACAGTAGATACATTCAAAGTATCTCGTGCTGTTCAAGAAGAACTCGGTGTAGAAAATCTTCAAGAAGTATTGACATCTTTCTACAAAATGAAAGATTATCAAGAAAAAGTTTTTGAATACAAATGGAGTCATGATAGTGCTTTAGCTAAAGCAGAAGATTCCAAACTCGTTTTGACTGAAAGGTCATTCTTCGATATTGCAGCTTATACTGAGATTTGGGTATCTCGTCTAAATAGAACTTCTGAAGCACAACGTACCTGGTTTGCAGATTTCAAAGCAAGATGTATTGAAGCTCAACGTATCTACAACGGGTTAGTCATCGTACATGCTCATCCAAACATTCCATTTGAACTTGACCCGAATCGTGCTGATGAACAAAGTAGAGCTCAATTTGAAAACTTGCTGATTTCATATTCTACTTTATATGGTGATGCTATACGTCGTCCAGCAACTAAGAACTTTTATGCTAAGTTGGATGTCTTCTGCGAAGGAAGAACAGAACGTGTTGAACTTGTTACTGACTTTTTGAACCATTTACATTCGTAGCAACACCTGATATAATTGAACCTATACTACTTTTATTAGGTTTAACTTTATATGACTTTGCAACTTTATACATCTCGTGCCCCTAAGTTAGGTCTTTGCCTTGACTTTGAGACTTCAGGTTCAACGTGGGGCGGTGATAGTTCTATTGACCATCAAGCACTAAGTTTGGGTATGGCAGTGTTCAACACTCGAACGTTAGATGTTGTGGATTCTCTCTATCTTGAGATGAAGTTTGATGCAAGCCGATACAAATGGTCTGCTGAAGCTGAAGCAATACACGGACTTTCACAAGCATATCTGGAAGAACACGGGCTGTCTAACGAAGATGCGGTTGTGCAAATTGTCGAATTTTTGTTGAAGTATTTTGGACCTAATCCGGAAATCATGGTCATGGGTCACAATGTCGATTATGACTTATTGTTTATGCGTCAGATGTTAGTTCCACATAACATGATGTTTCATGTTCATAATGTGAAGATTGATACTGCAGGTGTTAGCTTTGTCAATTTTGTGACATATAAATCAGACCACTTGTTCGAAATAACAGGAGTTGGCGACCGTGATACACATAATGCATTGGCTGATGTGTTCATGACAATTGCTGCTGTAAAGTTTATGCGAGACTTAGTTGAGATGGCTTTAACTGATGGTAATTGATAAAGATTTATGTTATGTCTATGACGGTTTAGAAGTCCGTCAAACTGGTCGAACGGCAGTTAAAACTATTGGCAAAAATCTGCGAGCTAAAGAGCAGACTATAGTTGAAATAACTCCTGCTCTTGATGCAGGTTTATGGTTCAAATGGGTAAGACCTGAAGACCTTTATGTAATACATCCATCAGAATAATAATGGCTGCAAATAAAAAATTCGTTACTTATAAATGCAATACATGTAATAGAACAAAAGATGTTGAGGCTTCGTCTTTACACAGCTTCATAAACCTATGTTCAATTACTTTGAACTGTAGTGGGAAGTTATTACCTATAGCTACTAAAAGTTTGCGTAATGTTTTGGCTTCTGCCCCTGTCGACGGCGTTCCTGATTGGATTTCTCGTTTTGAAATTAGTAGAAATCAAACATCTTCAACTATAAATAGTTCTGAACAAAATCTTTATGTTACTTTAGCATCTTCTAGTTCTTTGGCTTTATCTTTAGCAGTCAAACGTCAAAATCCGTCAATAAACAACAATCCGTCTTCTTTATCAATTTCGTTTGCTACTCAACAATCTGAAGTAAATACTTTTGATGAATTTACATACTTTATTTCTTCTACTTTCAATTCTGTTTCTGGCCCTGACTCTACATCAAGTAAAAAGGTTTTGCGATTTACATCTTCAGATATTGTAAAAGTTTTTTTGAATGGAGTTGAATTAATTGAAGGAACGCTAATCAATGATTATAGATTAAACTATAATGGTCAAAATGGTTATCAAGTAGTTTTCAATACTTCTTATTCAATTAGTTCAGTAGTAAAAGTAATAGTTTATCAAAATCAAAATATTGTTTTATCTAATCCAATAACTTTTACTCGTAATACTTTATTAGTTTCTAATTTAGAAAATCAAACTTCATGGACAAATGTTTCTACTATTGAATATGGAAATGATACTTATGATGTTTATACATGTTTAGATACTTTATCTTTACCTGCTAATCAAATTTTGAATTTGTATCCAAATGGAAATCATTTTTCAAGCAATGTTATTTACACTGATTTGAATAACTTTAGATTTTTATTAGCGTATCCTCCATTTTCTGTTATTGATAGAATTTATTCAGCTTTTGTTGATTTTAATAATCTTTCAGATGTAGATTATCATTTACGACTTTATTCAAATAATGGCTCTATTACTTTAGAAGTTTCTAAAAATTCTATTTCTTACGTTAGCTTTGCCCCTTTAATACATGTCGCTGATGATAACTTAGAATGGTTATCATCAGCAGATGTCATCACGGATGATACTTCGTTAATTCCTAACAATCCAAAAATCATCGGCCCAATATAAATGTTCTTTTATACTATAGAAGCGTTTCAACCGTTTCTTGAACGGTTATTGCCTGGAATTTCATGCGATGACTTGTTTAAGGTTACCGTTATCTCAAATGAGTATCAATATGATATGTTTGCTATAGAAGCAGCAGAAGAAGCTATA